TCAGGGCTTGGGCGGCGTTTCCCATGAAGCCATGAAAGAGCGCATGTCACACCCGCAGTTGATGGTATTCTCGATGCTGGCCTTGGGATCACGCGGGTACATCAATTTTTCCCCGCCCACCTCAAAGGGTTCATTCACTGCCCGCAATTGCAAATGCGCCTTTATGTGTGACGAGCGCCCATACATCTTTCCGCTTTTGTGCCATTGTTTTTGCATGGCCTTGTTAATCTGGCTGGAAACTTCCATGCTCTCTTGCGCGGCCACGGAATAGGCCCGGCCAACTTCGGTGCGCATGATGGTCAACGCCCGGCCCCTGTCACCTTGAAGCAGTATGCTTATGTGATTGATTGCATCTGTCTGCGATTGCGCCCCGGTCATGACAAGGCCCATCTGATCATTAATTTTTGTCACGGCGCGGGCGGCCACATTTTCCATGCGGCCAGTCATAAAGCTACGCATGGCGCTCAACTGGCGGGTATCAATATGCAGCGTGCCCGTTTGAAATCCGGCAGCCAGCAAAGGCTCGGCAGTCGCCGCCTGCCCGAGGGCAACGGCCCGGCCCTGGTGCAGCTCGGCAGCCGCTTTCAATTCCAAGGCGCATTCCTCCATTACCTTTTCCAGAGCACGCTTCAATTGCGGGTAATGGTAGGCTTGCCATTCTGAGGGAGAGTTCTTTAAAATGCCCTGTACTTTGGCTTCAGTCCGACCAAGTATGCGCATGACCTCCCCGGCCCCGGCCCGGCGCTCGGCATTCCAAGCATTTGCCTGTTTGATTTGCTCACGCATGAAGGCGTGAAAGCGTTGTTCGGGTGTCATTCGGCTTCATCCAAGGTGCGTTTGACAGCCTGTTCAAGACGTTCCTTAATCCAGGGCGCAAGCTTGTCCCTGGCGTCACGGAACATGAACACGCCTTTGGTGCCGTCCAGGGAGATTTTGCGCGCCACGCAAAAGGCTATGCCGGGTATTTCCTTTGGGTCTTGACTAATTTTCGCTTTAACCCAATCCTCCAACGCTTGCACCGGGGGAAAATGCGGGCGCGTGCCCAGTTCCACCGGCACGGCATAAGGCAGGCTGGTGCCCACTCCGGCGGCATACCCTGTGCCGTCGTGATAGGGTTTTATGGGGTGAACACTTCCCAGCAGCCCGGAAGCGCCGCCCACCCCTTTGTGATCATCCAGATTGTTTTTCACTTCCGTAGTCAGCCTTTCCGCAATTTCATCCATTGCCTGAAAGACTTCAGCGCCGAAGCGCTCCGGGAATTTGCGCAGGGCTTCACGGGCCTTGGGGTCTTCCAGAAAATTAAATTCAAGCATGGCATGGCTCCTTTTTGCGTCCGCTGTTTACAGGCGGTTTCCCCAAAAGGGTCAGCCGCTGTTCAGCCCGCCGCTTTTGAGCTTCCGGTTTCTGGTAGCACTCGGCCCACTTCTTCGCAGTGAGATCTTTTTCTGTGTGCATACGTTCCTCAGTATGGCGGGTAAACAAACCGTGCGGCGTCGGGCGTTCAGGCGCTCTACACGACGCTCCGACGCTCTATGACGCCGCACGGCCTCCCTTGGGAGCCCCTACCCCAAAGAAGATTAGAAATCTGAAGATGAGCTATACCGACGAGTGAGGCCGCTCACGGACTTCGGACCTTTGGACGAAGAACTGGGCTCTCTGAGCATTGCCACAACCATTGTCACATAGCGCCGGGAAACTCCTGCTTCAGCGGCAATCGCGCATTGCGTTTTCCCGCCCTGCTCAAGCAAAGCAAGGACATGCTCTTTCTTGGTGGTCGGTTTGTTCGCTTGAGCAAGTTCGATATATGACTGGCCGTATTCTTTACATAACGCTGCCATGCCAATGAAGCCCACAGCTTCAGCAATCTTGTGTTTTGCCTTGGGTTTTTGCGGTACGTAAATTCTGCAACCGCCAAACGCATCAAAAAGCTTAGCGGCCTTTTCCTGCCCAAGTATCCTTATGCCCTCTGCGTGGTTGAACCAATCCATAAAACACTCCATATGCCTTTATGGCAGGTAGTTCGGGTCAAGCCCGTTTGAATCGCTATCGCCGCGTATCGTCCGCCAGCAGGCGGAACAGCGATAATTGGCGGTAAGGCGTCCGCATGTGGCGCACCGGCGGATTCCATCGCCAAGCGCCGCTGAGATAATGGCTTCCGTACAGCCATCACATATGCTTTTCAGCCTTCCACCATGACCAACCCGGAACTTAGAAACGGCTTTGTGCTCATGGCACACCTTGCACAGACGCAGTTCGACATTTGCGTTATGGAGAATTGTTCCCATATGTGCTGTTTCAATCCTCATAGATATATTTGTCCGGGTGTTGCTGTTGTTTGATTCCTGTAAAGCGGTCACACCTTTTTGAAACATGAGAGGCGAAGTAGTTGCATACTACTTCGCCTTGAAAGTTTATGGCATATTGAACCAGTTCAAGGCCATGCCTACAGAGGAAGAGTAAGCTGCTGCGGGTTTGCTTTCACTTGGGCGGCAACCTTTGCAACGTACCTAAGGCTGACCTTCGCCCGGATGGCGGTTTCCCTGAAGGAAAGACCATCATCAAGCAACTCGCGCACATCCTTTTTCTTGTCCTTTGCGCGTGAGCCACGCGGCACGGTAATCCATTCTCCGCCGTAAACGCTGGCCAGCCGCTTCAGAGCACTCAGGCCGATGAGCGGCACCAGCTTGCAACCGGCGTCGGGTGACTTGGGAATATAGATGGGCACACCGCCGAATTCTTCCGCCAGAGCCAGCGCCACTTCCGGAGAAGCGGTATCCGCAATATCCTTCAGGCCTTGCGGCCATTCCGCGTACAGGTGTTCGCTCATTTCGTCCGCCTCCCTTTGCGTATGGCGTCCTGGCTCAGAGCGGCGATTACCCCTTGCAACTGCTTGGGAAGAGCATCTTCAAAAGAGGTAACCGTGCCGCCGGTCTGGCGCTTGAGGATGCTCAGGGCGTAATTCATACTGACTTCCCGGCCTTCCACGTTTCCCTTTTCCAGAAGAAGCGCCTGTATTTTCCGCATTTGCGCTTCCCGGCCAAGGCCAGTGGGGTCATGGGCCAGCAGTGGAACGTCTTTCCTTTTACGGCTATGGGTTGTTCCCGATTGCTTTTGTTGCCAGCCAAGGTTTTGAAAGTGCAGCAGCAGCTCATGCAACTGGGCGCTGGTCAAATCTTTAGAGCTGGAAACGTCAAATTTCATTTCCAGAATGAAGCGGTAGGTTTCATCGTTGAATTCAGGGAGCATGCGCTTCAAGTCGTTTACGGCGATATGCACCTTGGCCAGCATCTTTTTATGGATGGTGCGTTCCACGGATTCTTTCGGAGCAGCTTTAACGGCCTTGTCCGCTGCTTTAGCCCGTGTCTTTTGTTGTTGCTGCAAAGCGGCACGTTCCCGCATACGGGCCAGAGCTTCAGGCGGCGTGGGGAAAGGAATGATGACCGCCCGCCGAGGTGGTTGCACTGGCGGCTGTGCTTCCTTCCACTGAGCAGCCTTGCGCTGGCAAATCCTGGCGTACTGTTTCTCCAACCGTTGCGTATACAGAGCGTTCAGGATTCTGTGCAGGGTCACGTCAGACAGCTCATACCAGGACGCCGTGAATTCCGGGTCAATCTTTTCCCAGGGGAAAGACTCCAAATCCATATTCAGTTCTTTCGACAGTCGGGCTATTTTTTGCCGGACATACCACTGATGCGGAGGGTATTGTGTGGGGAATTGCAGGATGATGGCCATACCAGCCTCCCGTTTCGTTGTTATCGTTTTTGAGCCGTTTACAGGCTGTTTACTGAACGCCTGAACGGCATGTTCCGGGCGGGCGCTCATTCGTCGTCGCTGCCTTTCTGCTGCCCCTCATAGACGACAATGCCAAGGTTCGGGTCAAACAGCTTTTTCACGCGCAGTATCTGAGGGGCTTTAACCCCGGTGTACTTGGCCGGAACCATCTTCCAGCCGCCGTCCTGCCGGGCCTTGAGGTAACCGCCACGCGCAAGCCAGCGGCAGTAGGTCACGGCCTCACCCAAAGCTATAGGGGCTTCAGGCAGGCTGGCGGTGTCCACCAGTTCCTCTTCAGTAAACACCTTGAGAACCTGCATGACTTTCCACATGCGGTTACGCCCGCTGGCCGGGAGCAATGTGCCGTCCTTGCGCACACGCGGCGCTTCAATGCCCGTGTCCTTCAGCAGCTTGTAACCAGCTTCTTCAGCCAGCTTGGCTTCAGGATTGAGCCGCTGGACAAGTCCCGCCCTGGTCAACCCTTTCAGATAATCCTGAACCTTGCTCCGGCAGCAGCGGGAAAGCAGCGCGATATCCCGTTGCGAGAATTCTTTGAGTTGGCGCATGGCCGCCCATATGAGTTCCCTGTCGGTCGGGGCTTTGGCGGCAAGCTCAAGCAAGGCCGTGCGTTGTTTTGCGCGTCTGCTCATACTGACAGCCTCCGTGACGGGGCCTCACCCGTGTACAGTTCCCTGCTGCCCCATCCGGCCACATCCATTGCTTTGAGCCCATTGGACAAGGCAACCTGCTGGATGCGCTCCAAGTTGACGCAAATGCGCCGCACAGAACCTTTGCTTTCCCTGTGGACAAGTTCCAGAAGATCGTCGGCAATGGAGACTCTGGTAGCGAATTTCTGGCGCAAGGCGGCGGCGTCTTCATAGCTGGCAGGTGCCGCCGGAGCCCAAGACAGGATACGCCCGTGAAAACGTTCCCACCGCTTCAGGTTCGCCGGGAAAAACTCCTCTCCTATCAACATGATGGGAGCCTGTGACGCCTCGTAGATGTCGCGTATGGTTTCGATGATGCCCTTGTTTACAAGGTGGTCGGCCTCGTCGATAATCAACGGACGCTCCGAGTTCACAAGCTGCGTGGCTATCTGGTCGCCCATCTCGTAAACGGTTTTCGCCGGGTTGATGCCCATGCTTTTGAGAATGGCCAGATGCACGGCCTTGCGGGTCCATGACGATTGCGCCTGGACGTAGTAAGCGTCCAGATTGGTCATGGCCACGGCGGCGGCTGTGGACTTTCCGAAACCGGAAGGCCCGTAAAAGACCGTGATGCCCGGCAGATGGTCCAGCCTGCTGATAGCTTTTTCCAACGTGTTGACACACAAGGACACGTTGAACAGCATGGCCTTGTTGCCCGGATTGACTTGCTTGATGGCCTGTGGCATACGTGAATCTCCAATTGTTATTGGTTTTCGCGCTTATTGCGCCTGGACGCCTGTTTCCGCTAAAACAGGCGTCTTTGTTTTCCGTTTCAATTTCTTGTTCGGGTCGATGCCGTTGCCTTGAATGTAGGTGCGCAGAATGCCGTTGTGCTGCCTGTAGTTTTCCATCCATGCAAAGGCTTCGTCGGCAACATCCCCGCCTTTCATGAGTTCCCGGTACAGGGCCATCCAGACCTGCACGCCGTCATAGTCATCGACAGGCGCGACAAAGCTGTTTTGCGGCTTGTCGAACTTTTCCATGTACTTGACCGCTTCGGCGTGCTCTTCGGGAGTCGTCTGGACGAAATCTCCGGTGTAAACACGCGTGGCCTGTTCAAGCTGTGGGGTTGTGTAGGAAGTAGTGTTTTCGGCAGGTTGGTTTTGCTGAAGCGCCTCATGACGGGCTTGGGCAGCCGCAAGACGGATTTTGCCAATCTCGGCAAGGCCTTCCAACTTGGCAGCTTTTTTCATGGCTGCCCGCTGTTTACTAATCCACGCCTTCTGAGTTTTCCCGGCTGCTATGGCGGCTAGGCGCACATCTTCATCCGTCAGCCCCATGAGACTGGGATGGTCAGCCTTGCCAAGATACTCGCTGGTCTGCGGGTCAAACAGGAAGACGCGGCCCGGCATACCTTCATACATGCGGACGAGAACCTTACGTGTATCCAGGGCCGCAAGGTCAGTGCCGATGTAGTAGCCGCCGAGGGCCAGACCATGCTGTTGCCGGGTGACGCGCACGCCCTTCTTGGTGACGGTGCGTATCCCGCCGTTGCCGGGGCAAGGCATGAGCAGCACGTCCAGGGCGCGTTCATCTTCGATACGGGCAACTTCGCCGGTGTATGCGGCGGCTCTGGCGTTGGGTGATTGGTCGTTAATACCAGAATGTGGCTTGTCACCGTAAATTGTGCTGGCCCACTGATCCAAGAACGTCTTCAATTCATCCAGCGACAGCGGCAATTCGACACGGCAGTTCTTGTCAAACAGCCTGTTGGCAAAGCTGTTCCGGGCTTCAATATCCGTCCGCTGAGCAACGTTGTGCCCCACGAAGCCGGGCAGCAGTTCAAAAAGACTATGGCTGAGCGTGCGGAAAACTCGCTCCACATGCGGCTTTGCTTCGGGCGTAAACGGCGGGCATACATCGTGGAAGATTCCCAGGCTGGCCAGTAAACGCTGTATGTGCTGGCTTACATAGTCGGAACCGTTGTCCGTCTTCAAAATCTCCGGTACGCCAAAGAGCTGCAAGGCCTTGTAAAAACAACTCGCCACAGCGGCGGCGGTGCTGGAAGGGGATACAAAAAAGCACACTCGACGGCTGTAAACATCAATAAAGGCAACGATAACATAGCGTTTGCCGTCATTAAGCATGATGTCGGCTTTGGTGGAATCGGCCTGCCATTCCTGATTCAGCCGGATAATATGCGCGTCCGCGCTGCCCAGCGCCATCTTGTACTTACTGCGCCAAGCATCCGGGCTGAGCATATGAGCATAAAGCTGTTCGTTATCCAGCTTCCATTGCTTTAACCATACCTGATAGCGCCGGACGGAAGGTATTTGTACGGATGCATCAGGCTGCTTCCCATGCGGCCCGAAATAATCCACAGCGGCATTTCGGAGTTCAACGCCGCTGATATGCGGGTACAATTCCAACATGCCGTGCGTGAAGGTTAGAAGCTTTTCATTATTGCTGATGAGGTTGCGCGGGCGGCGCTTCTCATGCTGTTTGGCTAACCTGCGCATGCCCTCCTTCTCCATCTTGTGCATCCAGTCACGGATTCCACTGCGGGAGGCGGTGCGGCAGTGCTCATACACCCAATCGGGTACAGGGGCTTCTCTCTGCTTGTACAGAAGGGCAAATTCGACCAAGACATCTGATATCGACTTGCCTGTTTCTTGCTGGATTTGCTTGACGACATTGACAATGAAGGCTCTGGCAGCCGCCTTGCTCTGACCATGCTCAGGCAGACCGTTCAGGGAGTGATATTGTCCTTTGCGGATGTTTACTGGCTTTGCAATTTGTTTACTGGCGGTTTCAAGTGCCAGTTGATAAGCGATAGCTGTGCGGAAAAGCTTTTGGCGCTTAGGTGGTAGATCGGATAATTTCCATTCTATTCCTCCGCCCTTAACACCCTTGCGTGGTGCTCCTGGCCAGAGTTCATCCTTTGCCCACCGGTGAATAGTCGCCTTATTAACCTTGGCGAGTTTTGATAGTTGCAGAGCCGAATAACTAGTTTCCATTATCTGACTCCATCCGGGGGTCGTATAAATACTGCTCCGGCACTCCTGCTTGGCGGAGTGCCATAAGAATTTCTGGAGTGTGGGCAAGTCCAGCAATGACACGGCACACAGCCTGTGGGGTAATTCCAAGCTTATGGGCAATGCTGGTTTCTGTCTGGCCGCCATGAAGGAGAGCTGCGCGAATTAGCAACCTATTGTTTTTGCGCTTCAGGCCGCATGCAGCAAAGATTTGTTTTCTTTCAGTACGCGTCATGCTTTATCCTTCAAATTTCGCAAACGTTTCCGGGCAGACTCAAGGTCCAGTTGTGCTTGCCCAATTTTGTAGACGTGGCTAATTTCTGGCGTAAGGATTCCCAAGCCTAGTCCTTCCAAGATAACGGCCCACGGAGCAAAAGTTTCCATTGCGATGCAAAAAACTTGGACTGCCTTTATGCTCGGAATGTGTTCCCGCTCTGCGGGATTCAGCCATTTTTCGAACAGTGCAACCGAGAGGCGCTTGGCATTTGGACAAATGCGAACCCCATTTTTTGCAGCTATACTCTCCATACGGTCGCATACTTGCTCTCGGGATAACGGACCTGCGGCAACAATCGAGGCCATTGACGCTTTCAAGGCTGACTCTAATCCAGCCAAGGAAGCAGTTGTGCCTTGAAAGAGTGATAGCTGTATGGTGTGCATCTGTTACCGTCCGAAGTTTTCGGCTTCCCGGACATTGACCGGCTTGACCCAACCGGGTATTCTGAGCCTCATATTACTGATTGTAACACCGCTCAAAAATGAATTAACAACAATTGGGGTTTAATGTCAACCCCAATTGAGTGCAACGGAATAAACATTTGGGGTTTATCCTGCTTGCCAATAAAAACAAATGGTTGGCAATATGTCAGAAACAGACGGGCACGCGACAGAAAACAACGGATGCAACGGAATTGGTGAGCGACTAAAAGCCCTCCGTGGAAACACCAGTCAGGGTGAATATGCAAAACTCCTTGGGGTTACCACAAATACGATTGGCCGCTATGAACGAGGGGAGAGGACTCCCGATGTAGACTTTCTCTCTGCTGCCTGTAGAGCAACTGGAGCAAACCCAAGGTGGCTTATACTGGGAGAAGGGCCGATGTATGACGTCGAAGCTTCGCAGGAACGGCCACATCTGACTGGAAAAGACCTGAGAAAGTTCGAACGAGTTGAAGACATCCCCCATAAGGGATTGCGTACTGCGGCCAGGAAGACAATGAAGGGGGCGCAGGAATGGTGGCAAAGGTGGAGCGAACTGCCTGATTGGGCAAAGGATTATATAGAGGAACTGGAAGAAGAACTGGAAGAAGCCAAAAAAGAGATGGGCGAAACCAAGGCCGAACTGCTGAAAGCCAAGGACGATGCCATACAAGCTTTAAAATCAAAAGACAGCATGCCTGACCTGACTCCAGCAAGCGTCTTGCTGCTGGCAAAAGCCCTAAAAGCTGCTGGGGCTTTAGAGTCTCCAGAAAAGTTCCCAGAGGTTAATATTGAAGGATTGCGTAGATATCTGGACGAACAACAATCCAAAAAATGAGTCTATTTTGCTCTCAGTAAACAGCAAAACAAAAAGCCTCAGCCGAAAAGGCCAAGGCTTTTTGTTTACCCAAGGCGACGACACCGGACTGAAAGTTAGGCGTCGTTTTTTCAGATTTTCGCCGGAATAAACGCCTGTTCAAAATGAGCGTTTTTTGTGCAGGCCGTCCGGTTATATCCGGCTAATGTCCGGGGAAATCCGGCGAACAATGTCCCTCTATATCCCTCTATTTTTCACCATATCCCATGTCTAACATTAGCGTCGCTGCACACATACAGCCTCCAAAGGTCGCATGAAGGCCCCCTTAGAAAAACGTGTCCTTTCGGGCCATTACCCAAAGCGCCCTCTCCTCCGCCAGTGCAATGAGCTTGCACGACCTTGCACTCGGTTGCACACTGCGCAATGAGCCACAATGGGCAATAGCCAAGGCGGCCCAAAGAACACGCCGGGGATTGCACCCGTGGGCCGATTGCACAATCGCGCTCGAAAAAGGCCGAAGGTTTGGGGCGGAGGAGTGAATTTTTTCGGGGGGCGCTGGTTTTTCGCGGGCGGGCTGGGGACGCTGGGCGACGCGCGGCGGCTTGCGCCACCTGGTGGCCGATTGCCCGCGCGGCACGGGCGCGCCGGAGAAAATGGACAGGGCCGGGATACTCTCCCGGCCCTGATTCGTTCGTGGGCTAGTACGCGTGGCCGTGCAACGGTGTGCAAAGGCCTTGATGGTTAGGTGGGCACCTTGGGCTTGGCCTGAAGCGAAACGCCCATGGCCCGAGCAGCTTGACTATGGTCCCGTAGCGAGGCTGGGCACAGGCGCGAGGGCCTTATACAGACTCTCACGGCCAAGGCCTGCATCCTTGGCAAGCTGACTCATGCCACGGGCCTTGGCCACGTCGGCAACAGCCGCAAGGAACACATCCGGGTTCGGATCTTCGAGCGCTGCCGAAAGGTATTCGGCGATGGCTTCTTCGCTGTCGAGGAATTCGGCGGCGTCGAATCTGGCAATTTTAGTCATGGCTATCCTCCAATTCCCGCACAAGCTTCTTGGCGAGCACGATATCACGCTTCTGGCTGGACTTGTCGCCACCCGCGAGCGACAGGTAGATCGTCTCGCCCGGCGCGTGTAACAGACACGCAATCTGCTTGCCCCTTCGGAACAAACATGCCAAGCAAAAAACACCCCTCTCCAACTACAGGCGGTTAATATGATCTTCCAGTTCAAGCAGACAACCCGCGACACATACCAGCAACGGAAAAACAGTGAGAATCCTATTCTCCCTAAACACTACATAGCAATACTATCCACCGTAGCGTTTTACATATTAATTGTTACAAAACTAAATTTATCAAAATCTGATTCTATAGCACTTGCAAACTCTATTTCATCAATACTGTTAGCATATGTAGCATTCTCAGGATTTACGATATGGAAAATGCAAGTATCATGGCAGAGAAAAACAAAAGCAGCTGAGGATTTTATACTTCTTTACTATAAATCAAAAGATGCTTTTAAAGCGACAATTAGCATACAAAAATCAAGACCAATTCCATACAATAAAAACACTCAGCCTATTGATATTGCATATGAAACAATATCAAAAAAAGACACAACATTAAATCAATTTTCACATATATTTGCAGAATTTGAAAGTAGAATGCATGAATTCAGAATAATACTCGGAGATGACGCATATGATGTCATTTATAAAATATTACGACTCAAGAATGCATTAAGATATTCATTCAGGTTATACATTGAGCATGCACAAGTTTACACTAACGCTCTAATAAATGCTGACGATGATTCACAACTTATCGACGGCGAGCCTGCACGAAACAAGTATCTTACATTGGCCAAAAACTTCAAAGAACAAATGGAAAACCAAGAAAATTACATATTTGACAACAAAGAATCACTAATAAACAAGAGCTTCATAGAATTAGAAAGCCACATCAAAGAAATACAAGCGCGTTTCTTAAAACTGGAACAATACCCCGGCCCTTGACTTCGCCGGGCGGTTACGACAATTTGTCACAAGGTGCTCAACACACCTGTCAGTCCTAGGCGGCCATCACGCCCGTCAGCCGTGGTTTTTTTTGCGCCCGTCATGCGCCATCGTTGCCCATGGCACGGTTGCATCTTTCCACGTACTTTTCTGCCGGGAGTGCGGCTAATACAATACCCGCAAGGGGAATACGCCCGCCGCCCTAGGACGGTGTTGAGCTCCCGGCAGTCTCTTTTCAGAGACTGCCAATCAACAAACGTTCCTAGGAGTCCCTCATGTCCCACACCCCTCTCATATCCCCCGCCGTGGCGAGCCGGATCAGCGCACTTGCGTCCGAACTGGACGACCTGGAGGTACAGCTTGGCTATCTGGCCGACTACACCGAACCGGGGCCACTGTTCGGGCTGCTGCGCTCACTTCAGGACAGCGCCGCAGAGTACAGCGGCAGCCTTTGCTCCACCCTTGACGACGAGGACGGCGACAACACGGTGCTTGGCGATGCCGGGCCGTACTTCGCGCCGTTCACGCTGGGCACCATTGCCCGCCAGTTGTCCGCCGCGCCGGGCATGCTGGCCGAAGCGGGCAAGGACCGCCCGCGCGACGCCCGGCTGGCCCTTGAATGGCTGGGCCTGCGCATGCTGCAACTGTCCGACTCGGCCAACCGCATCGCGCGAACCGTGATGTCGGAACTGCCGCCCTGCCAGCCGCAGGCGCTGCCGCCCATGGTGATTGCCTCGGCCTAGCCTTCCGCCCCCTGAAACGACGCCGCCCCGTGCCATCAGCCGATGACACGGGGCGGTTTTGCATGGTGCGGGGTCCGTCACGCCGTGATGCCTCCAATGCGCCCCCGGTGGGTGCCCAGCCGGGATGCGTGGGTTGCCACCTCGCCGCCTTCGGTGATGGCCGTCGTGGTGGGGTGGGTGTGGGCGGCCAGCACATCGAGCGCCGCCTTGATTTCGTCCAGGCAGGCCAGCAGTTCCACGAACAGGCTTACCCCTGCCCCGCTGCCCGATCCGGAGGGCGTGGACACGCACGAGATGGTCGCCGCCCGCAGTCGCAGGTTGGCCGCTTCTATGGTGCGGTCGCCCCCGGCCTTTTCGGTGCTGCTGCCGTCCACGGTCTGGTCGTGGTCGCCGCCCACGGCCTCTGTCCTGTCGCCGCCGATCTGCGTCTGCTGGCCGCCCTGCACGGCTTCGCTGCGGCCACCGGCAACGGTGATGTAGCGGCTGCCCTTCACCGTGCTGGCGTGGTCGCGCCCCACTGTCTCGGTGGCCGCGCCCGCCGTGGTGTGGGTGGAATCGCCCCCGGCGGTCAGGTTCAGCGCGCCCAGGGTGCCAAGGTCGGCCCGCAGCCCGGCCAGCAGGGTAAGCACCGCGCCCGTCTCCACCGTGTACGTGCCCTCCACCTCGGTGGTGGAATGCTCCGACACGCGGCGGATTTCGCGCGCAACCTCGGTCACCGCCTCCATGGCCCGGACCAGCCGGGCCTGCGATTCGTCGGTGATGGCCGCGTCGGTCTGGCGGGTCCAGTTGCCGTCCGCGTCGGCCCGCTGGAACACGGCGGGCGACTGTTGCGCCAGCCATTCGCGCGGGGCCACGGACGGCAGGCTGGCCCCCATGGGGTACACCTGCCGGATGATGGGATGGTCCGGCCTGCCGTAGGCAAAGCCCACCACCACCAGCGCGCCCGGCTCCGGAAACGCGAACATGCCGCTCTCCTGCCCTGCCCCGCCGGGCACCGGCAGCGGCACCGCCGGAAATACGGGAAAGGCCGGGTCCGGCTCCATCTCCGGCGTCAGGATCTGCACGTCCACGGCATAGCGCGGTCGGAACCGTTCGCAGGTCACGCCCTCGCCGGGCTGGTCCGCGATGGCCACCACCCGCCCGTACCGGTCCAGGTGCAGCCCGCCGGACAGCTCCGGAAACAGCCGCAGCACCGCCGCCCTTATGGCTTCCTGCATGTGACCTCCATCTGGTGCCCGGCGAAGCGCACGGACGTGACCCGCCCCCCGTCCAGCACCACGCCGGGGCGCAAGCCGGGGATGGCCGTCACCGTGCGCGCGCCCGTGGCCATGGTCTTTCCCCATGCTTCGGCGGGCAGATCCACCGCGCGCCCGGCCCAGCGAGAATCGGCCCACGCCCCCACGAATACCTGCCCGTCGCCCTGCGCCTGCCACACGTAGTCCTCGATGCCGAAGACCTGGCCCAACTGCGCCATGCCGTGAAAGCCGGACCCCACGGCGCCGAAATACGGCACGCGGGTAGCGGCATACGGCCTGTCCGGCACGATGAAGCGCACCCGCGCGGCCTGCGCGTAGGCGGCCAGCACCTGGTGCAGCGTGGGGTGGCGCAGCGCCAGCGGAATGGCCACGTCCAGCCGGGCCGACACCTCGCGGCAGAACAGCCGCTGCTGCGCCCCGTCCACGGGCGTGCACCGCTCCACGTCGCCGCTGAAGAACAGGGTAAGGGCCGCATCGAAATGCCAGCCCATGGCAAAGGACACCTCGCCGGAAAGCGCCGCATCCGCCCGCACCTGAAACACGGCCCTGCCGGGCCGGTCCAGATCCAGGCGCACGTCCTCGCTCACCAGCGGGACTTCCGCGCCCGCCACGGTCAACCGCTTTTGCAGCTTCATTTACCGGCCTCGCTGCCCGTGCCGTCCGCCGTCTTGTAATCGCCCAGCGCATCGCTGGCGGCCTTCAGCTTCTTCTCGAACCACGACAGTTCCTGCGCGGGTTCCGCTTCTTCCGGCGGCGTCACTGCCTGCCCCTCGTTCTGCTGGGCGGTGGCCGTCTTGGCGGGTTCGCGCGCCTCGGCCCGCTCCGGAACGGACACGTGCTCCGACAGGCTGAAGGACACCAGCCAGCAGCGCCGCTCCTCCTGCTCCTCGGCCTTGAAGTCGCCGGTGAACCGCCCCTGCCGCATGCCAGCCGCGTTGGCCGTGCGGTTGGTGACGGTGTAAACCCGCCCATCGCCGCCGCTCTTGGCCTCGGCCACGCGGGTCAGGGCGCGCAGATCATCCTCGTCCGTGAACCGAATGGATATTTTCGCCTCCAGCTTCTTGGCCTTGGTGCCCTTGCTGGCCTTGGACGTGCTGCTGGTGTCGCCGCTGGCGTCCTCGTCCTTGAAGGGCAGGGTCATGGAGGTAAGCAGGCCGAAGCCCGGCACGGTGAAATCGTCAAGGCGCAGAAAGCTCACAAGATACCCTCCAGCGGGTTCTCCAGCCCGAAGGCTTCCTTGTAGTAGGCCACCTGCTGCTTGGTGCCGTACCAGCACACTGCCGCACAGCACTTGAACGCGGCATCCATGGGTGGGGCGAACTTCACCAGCAGCTTGGCCAGTTCCACGGCCAGCCCTTCCAGGTACACGCCGAACCACCCCGGGTCGCTGCCGGTCATGGACCCGCGCAACGCATCGAGGTCGGCCTGCCGGGCCGTCAGGGCTGCCTGCCGCTTGGACCCGAACGCACCCAGCCGGGCAACCGGCGACGTGCTGGTGGAGGAAAGCCCTTCCGCCATGGCCAGCTGCCCGCCCAGCGCGCGCGACGTGGCCAGCCCCGGCCCGCCACGCTGCGGCGACGATGCCCCCCATGCGGGGTAGCCGGGCGTGGACGGTATGGTGAACTTGTCGCGTTCCAGCCCCGCCAGCCCTTCGGCACGCCGCTGCGCCTGCTGCAATTCCAGAATGGGGAAGACATCGTTGAACCGCGCCAGCGAAGCCGCAAAGGCCGCTTCATCCGGGGCGGCAATGACCACCAGCACCATGGCCGTGTCCTCTTCCGTGGGGTCCGGCGGGTCCGGCTGCGCGCCGGAGGCCTGGCGGTCCTGCGCCTCGCTCATGCGCCCGGCCACAGCACTGATGGCCCCCTGCGGCGTCAGGTAGGCCCGGTCGCCCCTGCGCTGCCCCACGCCCTGCTGGTACGGCGTGACCGCGATGTACGGGCACGGGCTGGCCAGCATGCCGGAGGCCTCGCCACGAAGATCCGCCGTCCCCCCTCCGGAGGGCGGCGGCGCATCCGGCAGGCCCAGCCCGGCAAGAGACGCCGCGCCGCTGGCCACGGTGGACCCCACCGCCCCCAGCGAACCGGAAAGCCCGTCACCCACCGCGCCAATACTAGCCGGGGGCGTGAACGACACGGGTTGCCACAGCATGGCCGCACCCCTCCCTACGTCGGGTAGCTGACCACGATGGCCAGCACGGCGGCCACCGGGTCTGCGTCGGCCTGCGCGGCCAGCAGGGCCTGCTCCAGCTCCACCCGGCGGGCGGTCAGCAGGGCAACCAGGTATTCCAACCCATCGGGGTCCGTGACGGCCATCAAGGCCGAACCCACGGCCACGCCGGTGGCGGTCGCTTCCGCCCCGGCCAGCACGCCCGCGAGGGCGGTGTCGTATCCGGTGCGGATCTCGCGTGCCTTGGCGGCGGCCACGCTTTCCAGCGAAGGCACAGGGACGCTGGTGCTCCAGCCATCAAGCAACGCCCCCAAGGCCGCAATGGTGTGGGGCTGGCCATCGGGCAGCCACCCCTTCTCGCCGCGATGGTCTTCGGCATATTCCCAGCCGTCAGCCTGCACGGTGAGCACACGGGCAAACCCCGCGCGTTCTTCAGGCAAGGGAACGGCATCGGCAGACACCGCATCAGCGGGCAGGGCCACCCACGGCTCCGGCGGGGTCCAGTCTTCGGTGCACAGGTATTCGCGGGTATCGGTGGCGTAGATATGAATCAAAGGCATGGCGTGCTCCTATACCAGGACGATGTACATGGTGGCGATGCTCCGCACTCGAACTTCAGCTGCCGTGGGGACCACACGCTGGGAGTCGAACGAGAATCCCCGTCCGATGTCCATGGCGGTGCCGCTTACCCCAGCGGGAGCAGACGACGTGGGACCGGCGAAGGCACCATCCGCGCCGGATATTTGCGCCCTGTCCGTGTAGACGTTGCCGGTAATCCGCCGCATGGCATCGCCCTGGGCGCTGCCCAGCACACGCCCGGCATCCACGCCGCGCCCGTGATCCCAACCGCGCGGGTACTCGCCCCGTCTGTCCTGTAACCGCAGGTATCCGCCCACCGCATCGCGCACCCCGGCTGCCGTGCAGCGGTACCATGCCGGTGCCGTGGCGTTCTTTGCCTCGCCGCACCACTTGCGCGAAAGGCGGGGAAAGGTCGCCAGGCTCACCACGTTGCCGTTAAGCTCCAGCCCCAGGGGCAACCCGTCGGGCAGCGTCGGGATGGTCTCGCTTTCCCATTCCACGATGCCGCCCGCCAGCATGTCCCGAACGGCTTTGGTCATGTCGAAGCTGGCCAGCGCCGCGTCCAGTTCTTCCACCGTCACCGCCCCCAACTGCCCCGGCGCCAAGCCGATGCGGCGCGGTCGCAAATCGGTCACGCTGCCGTCGGCCTCGATGCGGGCCACCTTTTCGCAGTAGTGGGGGGTGTTATGCGGCGCGGCTGCCACGTAGTCCGGGCATTCCGTGCCCGGCGCCAGGCACAGAGGGGTCACCACCGTGACCACATCCGACCCCTGCCCCTGCATGGACACGTCCAGCCACACCTCGCAAGGGATCTCTGCGGGCACCACGGGCGTGGGTTCCGGCAACGCCGCGCGGATGCCCTCCACGTAGCCGCGCCCGGCCTCGAACCGGTACGCGCCGCCGGTGTGGGTCAGCAGCCATCCGTCGTCCAGAAACGCGGCCCGCCCGTAAATGTCCCGGTTCGACAGGCGCTCGCGCTCGTCGATGCCCTTCAGGCGCACCGTGAAGTCCAGCTGCCACACCGCCGCCTCGACGGTGATCTGCGTCAGCTCGCGCGCGCCGCTGAACTCCAGCAGGAAGTTACGGGTCAGGTTGTTGCCCTGGGTGTTGGTGGCCGGGTCGTACCGGCGCTTCTCCAGCCGGGGAAAGGTGGCCACGGCCACCAGCGTGGCGTGCTGGGTGCAGAACAGGCCCTGCCAGTTGAACGAGAACGGCCCCACGTCGCTTCCCAGCAGCGCGGAATACACCACCTGGTTGGGGGCGACGAAGGCCCGGTACTCCTGCGGGATGGGAAACTCGTGCACCACGTGGTCCGTGGGCACGCCTTGGGCAGGGTTGGCGGGCTGGGTGTGATCCTGCCCCGGCACGTCCGCGAAGACGAACCGGTCGATGACAAGGGGGGTGCCTTCCGCCTGCAAGCGGGCAATCAGGGCCTCCCCGGCGGCGGTCAGGGTAACGCTCATGCGTGGGCCTCCGTGGTGTGGTGGCTGTTGTCGAACGCGGCGGCGCGCATGCCCGCCGTGACCAGGGTGAGGGGGTTGCTCACGGCGCATACCGTGGCGTGATCGTCGTCAAAGGCGCAGGCGGCAACGCGCACGGCCTGCGGGATACGGCTGATGAAACGGTAACGGCGGCAGGTGCGCCCATACTCCTGCACGATGATTTCCAGCACGTTCTGCTGGTCGGGAAAGGCCGTGTCGTCCACCACCACCCCGATCACATCCCAATCCTGCCCGGCCACGCGCTCTTCCAGCGCCACTCCGCCCAACTCCAGCCGCTGGAAGATGCGCCCCCACCCGGCCACGCTGCCCGCATCGCGGGCGTTGGCGTAGGCGTGGGCCACGCGCAGGCGGTACAGCCGCTCCGGCTCCCCCTGATAGGTGGTGACGTTGCGCTGCCAGGCCAGCAAATCCAGCACCGTGGGGGTGCAGGTAAGCGGGTCCAGCTGCCGGGCGGGCAAGGCCGCCCATTCGCCCAGGCGCGAGAACCAGCCATGAGCGGCGCGGGACAGCTTGGAACACTCCTCCCCGCCCATCCAGAACGGCAGGCTGGGCTGGTCAAGCTGCGGCAGATCACTCATGCCGCGCCCCCAAGGGATACGGTCAGGCTGCCCAGCACCGGCAGTTGCAGCTGGGCCACGATGTCGGCGCCCACGGCACCGCCCTCGCCGTCGTGGGTGAATTCCACGCTTTGCAGATCCGGCAAGGCCGCGTGCAGCTCTTCCGACAGGCGGCTGAAGCTGAACCGCGAAAGCGGCAGTGTCCTGGTCATGGTGAAATCGGCGTTCTCGCGCCACGCGCAGCGCACCCGGTTCTCCACGGCCTGGCGCAGGGCCTCTGCCCGCGCGGCGCTGGCCGTGGTCACCGGGTACACCGTCACGACCAGCGCCACCGGCATGGCCGCGATGGGCATGCACAACATGTCGTCGCCGTGGCCGTGGTTGCCGGAGGCCTTCACGTAGGTGTTGATGGTGTCGATGAACTCCTGCGGGGGAATGCCGCTTTCCACCATCACATGGCAGTTGGCCGTGCCCGGCCCGCGCGGCCCGTCCTTCTCGAAGTGCAGATAGTCGGTGCGCACCCCGGCGAACTCCGCGATCAGGGCGCGGTACGCCGCGTCGTGGTGGTACTGGCCCACGGCGGCGAACTGGTTGCGCGCCCGCAGCCGCAGCGATTCGTCGTCCTCGGTGTCCGCACCCGGAGAGGTCAGCCAGTCGGCCCCGTTGGTCACGCCCGTGATGCCCGGCACCGGCTTGGTGAGGATGGAATAGTAGCCCGGCCCAAGGTTCCATGCGGCCCCGGCCTGTTCGGCCTGCACCGGCACGGCCAGCGACAACTGCCCGGCGGGGATCACGGCTTCCGCCACGGTGGCCACGCGATAGGTCACGTCGCTGATGGGGGGCGATTCCACCAGCGTGCCCGCCGGTATGGTCAAGGCGCCGGTGGCCGTGGCCCGCGTGAAGGTGACCACCCCGGTGGCCGTGGCGGAAGCCTTGCGCTTCACGTCCACGCCCCAGGCGAACACGTCCAGCCAGACGCCTGCGGCGAACCGCAGAAAGGTGTTGGGCAGCGCGTGCTCCACCAGCAGGCCCACCAGCCACTGCGCCGGGGCCGTGACGATGGCCGAAATCAGCCGCCAGAACGGCGACCACGCGCTGTTGTTGGTGATCTGGCTGCCCTCGGTCGCGTTCAGGGCGTCCCACTGCTGCTGCATCTCGGCCTGCGTCACCGGCATGCCCGCCTCGCGCAGCATGAGGGTGAACAGTTCACGCGCGGCGCTGGTGATGGCCATTGGCCCCTCCCGTTCGCTTTCCCCCTTGACCATGTGTAACCAAGATGGTTACAGTAACCTCATGATTCGCAGCTTCGCGCACAAGGGTCTTGAAGACCTCTTCTACGACGGCACCACCAAAGGCGTGCAGCAGAAGCATGTGCGCAAGTTGCTCGACGTTCTGGACCTTCTCGACAACGCACGCGAGGTCCGGGACATGAACTTTCCCGGTTCGGGCCTGCACCCGCTCAAGGGGAATCTGGCCGGGCATTGGGCCGTGAAGGTATCCGGCAACTGGCGCCTGACATTCCGCTTCGAAAACGGCGATGCCCATATCGTGGACTATCAGGACTATCATTAGGAGAACCGCCATGCGTACCCGCACCAGAAAGCCCACGCACCCTGGGGGAATCCTGTTCAGGATGCACATGGACCCGCTGGGCATCACCATCACCGAACTGGCGCAGCGCCTGGGCATTTCGCGCAAGGCGCTCTCGGCCATCGTCAACGAGCGCGCGTCCATCACGCCCGACATCGCCCTGCGCCTTTCCCGCGCGCTGGACACCACGCCGGAACTCTGGCTGGGCATGCAGCAGGCGTACACCCTGTGGGAAACCGCCAATACCCGGACGGAATGGCGGGACGTGCAGCCCATCAAGGTGGCCAACGCGTAGCCTTCCCCTCTCCTCACCTCACGCCCCCAGTTGCAGCGAGATGCTGCCGTATTTCACGGTGGTGGCCGTCAGCCAGTATTCGCCCAGGGCCGATTCTCGGATGACCGCGGTGCCGGGCACGATGCGCTCGTCGTCGTCCACGGCCATGGTGATCCGGACAAGGTTTGTGCTCCGCGCGCGGGCGTCCCGGTTGGCGATGATGTCCACCAGCAGGCCGCTTTCGCGGATCATGTGCTGGATGTCCTGGGCGATGGACGCCCGGCCATCGAGCAGCACGGGCTGCCCCCCGGCGTCCAGCGTCACGTCGTCCCTGGAAATGCGCAGGTCGATGTAGTCGGCCATGGTCTACCCCGCCTGAAGGGCCATCTGCTCCGCCAGTTCTCCCGGCGAAAGCGACGACTGCACGTTGAAGGTCTGGCTGCCGATGTTCACCTGCTTGCTGTTGCCCCGGTTGATCTGGTTGGTGGTGGACCGCAGGACGCCCCCCGCCGGGACTGACGGGGTCCGCGCCTGCTCCAGCGACGAAAGCGGGCCGATGGGTTGCGCAGCCGTGCTTTCGATGGCCGACTGCGACGCGCCCGTAGCGGCACTGACGGCTGCGGGCGTGGGCGTGGTGGCCAGCCCCAGCTTCTGTTGCAGCCAGTCCCACGTTTCGCCCAGGGCGCGGAACGGGGTCATCACGGCTTCGACGGTGCGCATGATGGCCTGGCCCCACGCCGTGTCCAGAAACGCGGCCTTCAGATCGTCCCACCAGTAGATCAGCGCCCCCACGGCAGCGATCAGCACCACGATGATGCCCACTATCCAAAAGGCCGGGTTGGCGAGAAAGGCGAGGTTCAGCTTCCACTGGGCCAGCATGGCCAGCCGCGTTTCCGCGTTGAGCAGCTTGTACAGAAAGATGAGCGGCTTCAGCGGGCCGCCCAGCGCCAGCATGGCCACCCGGTTGATGGCAATCACCGTTGTCAGCAACCCCATTCCACCCGCCAGCGCCATGACCACCAGCCCACCGTAGCCCACCCACCGGGCCAGGTTAGGGGCAATGTCCACCCACCGGGTCAGCGTGTTCACCACGGCCACGCCCTTGTTGGCGATGGCCTCTATGGGCGGCAGCAGCTTTTGCCCGAACGACGCGCCCAGCACGTTGACCGCGCCGCCCATGCGCATCCAGATGTCAGTCATCTTGGCGGCCATCTGCCGCGCCGGTGAACTGTCCTGCACGGCGGTCAGCGCGGCGATGTTGTCCGTCAGTTCGCCTGTCTTGCCGCGCATCAGGTCAAGGAACTTCACGGCTTCATCGCTGCCGAACGCCTCCTTGATCTGAAGCTTCTCCCCCGCGTCCCACACGTCGCCAAACTTGGCGCGCAGCTTGCCGAGAACATCGACGATGCCTTTCATGCTTCCGTCGTCATTGAAAAAGTTAAGCCCCAGCCTCTTCTGCGCCCCCAGCGCCCCGGTAAGGAACGCACTGTACTTGGTGGCCGACTCCGAGCCACCCCACACTCCCTGCCCCGCACCCAGCACGGCAAAGGATTCCTCCTGACTGATGCCCAACGCCTGCGCCGATGCGCCCAGGGCGCTTACGCCTTCGGACCACTTGTTGCCTTCCGTCCGGAACATCTTGACGGCCAGCGCCGTCTGCCCCGCAATCTTGTCCGCCCACTGGACCTTGCCCATGCGGTCGGCCTGGTCCTTCCACACGTTGTACATGACCCCCATGTACGAGGTCATGGTGGCCGTCTCCGCCTTGGTCGCCTTGGCCAGCACACCGGACCGCATGGTGATGCCGACAAGCTCCGCGTCGTTCAGCCCGGCAATGGCCGACTGGATATCGTAGGAGGACCGGACCACGGCGGCAGCCGTTCCGCCGTACTGCATGGCGAACGACTTGGCCTGGTCTTCCATCATGGCCAGCCCCTTGTTCTCCACGCCAAGGCTGGACAGCTCGCCCAGGGCACGGTTCAGGTCGATGGCCGGGGCCAGCGCCTGATGAATGGCAAAGCCCGTACCCACCAGACCCAGCGCGCCGTCGCGCGCCTGCCCGAACTGCTTGCTGACCGCACCCGTCATCTTATCCATGTTGGCGCGCAGCCTGCCCAGCTTGCCCGATGCCTGGTCCTTCAGCCCGACGGAGAATTCCAACCGCTCCAGCCTGGTGGCCATGCCCTACCCCTCTATCCGTTGAACGCCTTGGCGATGCCGTTGCACACGGCCACCGCCATCTTTTCCCAATGGTCCCGTTCCAGCCACAGCGCCTCGGCCATGGCCTCCGCGTCCACCGCGCGACCGGGGAACCACTTGCGGGACAGCGCGACCAGTTGCGCCGCGCCGTTCTCCGCAAGGGCCGCCGCCCGCGCCTCTACTTTCCCACCGTTATCTTGATGTCCGGCATGTACTCTTCAATCAGAGACGCCATGAGCATCACGCCCATGCCGGGCTGTTGCAGCAGTTCCTGCAAGGTCGCCTTGCTCTCCGGCGCCACGGTGCGCATGCACAGGTTCTGCGCCGGACCCACCTTGTTGGTGGGCTGGACCTCGTTGAGGTAGCGGTTGTAGGCCGCAAGGTTCATGTTGAAGGTCAGTTCGCTGCCGTTCACGTCCAGCTTAATGGTCTTGTCCACGGTCATCTCCTTGTGTCGGTTGCGATTCACGCCGCGCGCCCAGCAACGCGGCCAGCACGTCGGCAATGCGGGTTTGCAGGGCGTCCAGCACGGCCCCGCCGGAATATGCGGAGACGGATGCACAGGCCACGCGGGCCGTTTCGGGCAGCGAGGTCAGGTCCACCAAGATCAGGTTTGTGACCACCCCGGCGAACAGCGCCACCAGTACGGAGCAGAACCACGCCCACAGGCTGCGTTCTCCGCACTTGGCGGCACGGGCCATGCCGCCCGCCACGGACAGCGCCAGCACCAGCCACGTGCTGGCCAGCCATTCCTTGACCTCGGTCATTTGCCCTGCCCCGTGGCGGTATCCGCCGCCCATGCCCGCAGTTCCGCCTTGTCGGCATTGCATCGGTTCACGGCCCCTTCCAGTTGTTTGGCGAACGCCGACAGGTCACCGTTGGTCACGCCGTTCCACTCCGGAACCGCCGTTTCCCGCGTCAGCGAGGCCGGGGGCAGCACCCGTTCCGGCACCGGAACGGGCACCCGCTCCACCCTTGCCGAACAGCCGGTGCACGGCAGCAGGCACAGGCACAGCATCCCAAGCGCGAGTAGCTTCATCATTCTGCACCTCTTCCTTGTAGGCGCGCAGGGCCGTCGCCTGTTCCCGTTCCAGTGCCTCCACCTTTCTGTCGCGGCGGATGATGGCGTCGTCCCGGACCTTGATGTCGCCGCGCAGCAGCGCAATGGCCTGGACGTTGGCCTGTCTTGCCTCTTCCAGGGTGGCCACCGACCGGCGCTCCGTCTCCAGGTCGGCGCGCAAATCTTTGATGGTCCCCGCCTGCCACCACAGGGCCAGGCACAGCACGGCTGCCCCGGCCACGATGGCCAGCAGCCTGTTCACGCCATCCCCTTGGCGCGCCGGATGGCCGCCGCATAGGTAGTCGGGGCGTAGTGGTCGGCCCAGCCCCTGCCGTTCTCGTGGTCCACGATGGCGCGCATCAGCGGGTCCAGGTTGTCCTTCACGCTGATGGCCGCGCCGGGGGCCACGCCCATGCGGGCCGCCACGTGGGCGATGTAGCCTTCGGTGTCGTTCTCGGTGTCCGGGGCGTACTTGTTCAGGATGCCCCGCACGGTGTTCAGGCCGTCGCGCTCGTACTTCAGCAGCACCTTGGCCAGCGCCCGCAGGCCGTCCTCGCCCCGCACGAAGGTGCAGAAGGCGGAATCGGTCTGTTCGCCCGCCAGCCCTTCCCACGGCGAACCGTGCCGCAGGTTGCCGGGGTTGTTGTTGCGCACGCCACGGGGGGGATTGTTCCGGTCGATCATGCTTCCAGCTCCTTCTGGCAGGTGATGCACAGGCGCACGCCGGGCACCGCCGCGCGCCGGGCCTGGGGTATGGGGTCGCCGCATTCCTCGCAGGTGAGCAGGCTTGCCCGCTGCGCGCCGCGCGCGCCGCGCAGGCGGGCCAGCGCCTCCTGCCGCAGGAAGAACTCGCGTTCCGTGGCGATGTCCGCTGCGTCGGCCATGCTAGTTCTGCGACCCCATCAGCCCTTCCGTGTCCGCCTTGGACAGGTAGGGCACGCCGTTGATGCGGACGAAATCCGGGCTGGTGACCATGTACTTCAGCTTGGTCAGGTGCTTCTCGCCGCCCTTCTTGTCGATATCCAGCAGCCCTTCGATCTTGAACTTGCAGCCGAAGGCCTCCACCTTCATTTCCTCGCCGTCGCCGGTCTTGGCGTAGAACAGGATGTCGAACACGGGCAGCTCGCGGTACGACCCCGCGCTCTTCGCCGCCTCGCCCAGCAGGCGCACGCCCAGGGCGTCCAGTTCGATCTCGCCGTCGGCCTTCGCGTCGCCGGAAACCCAGCCGTTGGGCACGCCGCTGTCCTGGGCCACCTCGGTGTTGTCCTCAAGGTTCAGCGTGGCCTTGGACACGGTGATGGCCAGCGTGCCGATGGTGATGTCGAAAGTCTTTCCGCTGATGCGTTGATACATGGGCACCTACCCCCTATGCGTAGTTGGTCAGATCCAGCAGGATGTTGCAGGTAATGGCCTTGGGGCTGTTGTAGGGGCGCACGGCCATCCAGACTTCCACGGCGTACTTGCTGGGCCAGGTGATGACGATGTCGCCTTCCTTGGGCGGTTCCACCTCGCCGGGGAACACCTGCCCCAGGATCTGGCGCGACCGGCTCATCTCCCGCAGCGGCGCCGCGAAGTACATGGCGGCAGCGGCCATGCTGCCGGGGGTGTTGTTCAGCCGCCGGTCGGCCACGCGGGCCACGGCCAGCGGGTAGATACGGCGCATGGCCTTCTGCACCACCCGCAGGTTTTCGACGGCCTGGTAGTCGCCGCCGGGCACGTCCAGCACGTTGCCGTCGGTCCAGTAGACGCCGGGGTAGTCCGGGTACCACTGCGGGGCGGAGAACCGCGCCGCGTCCAGCGCCGCGATGACGGACAGGTCCAGAATGCGCCCGCTCTTGTCCGTGGGGCGCACGGACCACCCCTCGCCCAGCAGCGGGCCGGTGGCCACGCGCATGGGCGAATCGGCCACGGTGACAGAGCTGTTGCACAGCCGCCCGGCGTAGGTGCCCAGCTCCGGCCCCCAGATGGTGGCCACGGGGTTCACCTGGTCGCAGGCAAGGTTGGTGGTCACGGGGCGGACGGCATCCAGCCAGTCTTCCCACGTCTCCGTGGGCAACGGCCCCCGGCTGCGCGGAATGAAGAACAGCGGGCGCATATAGCGGGCCATGATGCTTTCGGCCTTGGCCTGCATGGCCTCCAGCTCCGTGGACAGGGCCACGGGATCGGTGATGACGATGGCCTCCACCGTCACCCGCTCCATGGCAAAATCCACGGCCTCGGCCCATGTAGCCCCTTCGGCCAAAGGAATGGCGCAGCCGTTCCAGTTCTGCCCGGCATTCAGCCGGGCGGCTTCCACATGAGCCTTCAGGTCCGAATCGGCGCTGCCGAACACCCCGTCCAGATCCGTCTCGGTGTTCAGGGTGATCAGCTTGCCCTCGTTGGTGCCCGCGCCGCGCCCGACAAACAGCAAGTAGTTCTCCACTTCCTCCAGCGGGCCTTGGATCAGGTTCAGGTTGTTTACCTGCACGCTTCCGAGCATGGATGGTCTCCTATTGGCGGTTCAGTTCCGCCATGACTTTCGTGGCCAGCATGCCCAGCAGGGCCTCGCTTTCCCCGGCGTTCACGCCAAGGAAAGGCCGCGCGGGGATATGCACCGTCCAACTTGTCTTCTTGGGCGCCGTGGCGCTGCCGTGCACCAGCATGCGCAACAGCCACGCCGCCTGTTTCTGCTTCATGGTTTTGCGAATGTGCATGCTGGAAACGCGGCGCAGGCGTACCTTGCCGTCGCGCCCCCGCACCGGTTGCCGGTAGCCGTGCCGCAACAGGGCATCGGCCATCCGCTTGGTGGCCGGTTCGCCATCCTTGCGGTTTCGCGGGGCGTCACCCATGTTCGACGCGCCCCGCTTGACCGTGATGTCCATGCCGCGAAAATGCCCGTAGGCGATGTTCGCCCAGCCCCCCGTCCTGCCCTTCTTCTTCCACGACACCACCACGTGATCGTCCTGGCGGTAGGTGCTCATGTTCCCGGCCTTGCCCAGCGCCTGAAACATCCGACGCTTCTTGCGCCAGTTGCCGTCCTTGCTCCTGCGGTAGCGCGACCTTTTGGCGGAACGCGGGGCCATTGCCCCGCCTTCAAGGTGTTCCTGCTTGCGGGCGCGCCGGGCCGAAAATTTCCGCACCTCGCGGCCCATCTCGCGCGCCAGTTCAAAGCGGCGGCGCGGGTTGAAGCGCAGTTGCTCCAACTGCTCGTACAGGCGGTCCCTGGTCGCCAGTTGCAGCGAGATGTCCACAAGGCCCCTGTCCATCACGCCTCCCCGCGCCGCGCCCCGAAGGTGAACGAATCCGCAGCCACTATCTCCGGCGCGGCCACGCTCCAGCGCCTGCCGTTGAAAGGCACGGCGCCTGCCGGATCTTCCGCCACGGTGATGCGTTCTTCGAACTCCACGGCCAGTTCCACGTCGCTGGTGGTGGCGTCGTTGATGTCCACGTCCAGCTCCGGCTCGGCCAGCCCGTCGCGGTCGCCGTCGTGGTCGGCCAGCCAGCCAAGCACGATGGCCATCAGCGTGGGGCCGTCGCCCGCGTAGCGTTCCAGCCGGATCACCGCGTCGTACTTCCACACGCCCACTTCCAGTTGGGCGCGGCCATCGGGCGTTGTGCCCAGGTCGCGCCCGGTTGGCTGCAACTCGCCTTTGTCCGCAAAGGCGTGCATCTGCTCGCGCGGCAGGCCGGTGGTGGTCAGCAGGTGTTCGACGAGGGATGAAATCTTGCGCATGCCCGCCTCACACCAGATCCGCGTCGATGCGCCCGCGCCCGCGCAGATCGGCTATGGCGTCGTGCGCCCAGGTGTAGAAGCGGTCGGCCACGTCCGGGCCTTCCTTGGCGTCTTCGCGGGCGGCCTCGCGCCGCTCCACGGTGGCGAACTGCCCCAGCAGCAACGCCTTTGCGTGGCAGAACACCGCCCGCTTGAAGAGCCGCGTTGCCTCGCCTGCCATGCCGTACACGGGCACGGCATCAAGACTGGTGAACCCCGCCGCCTCCTGCTCCGCGCGCCAGGCCTGCAACTGGCGCACGGCCCACAGCCGGGCCAGGCCAAGGTGGTCTTCCACCAGCGCCTCCGCGTATTCGGCAGGCAGCCGGTACACGCGCTGAAACTCGCCCACGGACAGATCCGGATACCAACCGTCACCCGGCAGGGTGACGGTGGAGGTCTGGTCGGTGATGGCGCTGAAGCTCATGGTGTGGCCCGTTCGTTTGGATTGGGGGCGGACCCGGATGTTCAGTCACCGGCACCCTGTGCCGTGCATCCGTCCGGGCCGCCCCGGCTGGGTGGAGGAGTATCTACCCGTCCGCCCCGTCGCCGCCCGCCGGTTCTTCGGGGGCGGCAGCGGGTGCGGGTTCATTGCTTTCTTCAGTGTCGGGCGCAGCCTGTCCGCCCTCGCGGGTGAGCCGCTTGCGCACGCCGTCCAGCGCAGTCTTCACCTTGGCGCCCAGATCCAGCGCGCGTTGCAGCTCACGCTCCGCCGTGGGCAGATCCCCGCCCTGCTCGGCCCGCAGGCCGAACAGGCGATGGAAGCCCGCACGTACCTTGTCCGGCACCTCGCCGCCGGGTTCCACCAGCGCCTGCGCCTGCGACAGGTACGGCTCTACGTCGTGCCCGGCGTCGTGCTGGCGCTCGGCCCACGTCACCACGGCAGACGCCACGAACAGCGGCACGCTGGCGCGGAAGCGTTCCGGCAGCGGCAGCCCCTGTTCCATGGCCCACGCGGCCACGCGCAGGCCCTCTTCCATGCAGCCCGCGTCCAGGCACCACACCAGGTAGTAGCCCAGCAGCTCGTGCCGCTGGCCGTCGGCCATCAGGCGCGCCGCGTAGTCGCGGTACTTGGGAATGAGGGTGTCGCGCTTCAGGTCGATCTTGCGTTCGACGGAAGCGATGGACGACAGCGCCGCCAGATCCTCGGACAGCGAGGCGGAAAGGAAGGTGCCCAACTGACTGCCGCCCAGCAGGCCACGGGGCGCGGCGGGCATGCTGCCCAGCACCACGGCCCCGGTCCCTATCCGCTCGCCCGGCGCGCCATTACCCACGCGCGCGGCCTGCTGGTTTTTGCGCATCAGGCTCATGGCTAGGCCCACCCGCTCTCGCCTTCGGGCAGCTTCACGTTGTCGAACTCCACGGCCACGAAGCGCTCGGGGGTTTCCACCACGTAGCCCTCGTTGCGGCTGTTGTAGTCCTCCACGCGGTCCTTCTTGGGGTTGTCCTCCACCTTGCGACGCCACGAGCCGTTCTGCAGGTAGACGGAAAGGTTGTCGTAGCTGGTGACCACAAGCCCGCGCGCGGGGAAGTTGCTGGGGGTATCCCACGTCAGCCCGCCGAAGGTGGTAAGCGCGTTGCCCAGCAGGATCTTTTCCGTAGGCTTGCCGCCCACCACGGCGAACAGCGCAGCCTTTTCCTGCGCGATGAGGTCGGTGCCGATCAGCGCCACCAGGTTCTGGCGCATGTAGGTGGGGATGCCCTGCAACAGGTCGTGCACGGCAATGTCCAGGTTGGCCCAGTCGCCGCCCGCGCCGATGCGGATTTCACCGGCGGTCGCGCCGTCGCTCAGGATGTTGCCGGGCAGGTTTTCGCGCATGTACTGCATCCAGCCCTTGTTCACGTCCTGCATCAGCGGGAAGGCCTCAAGGTCGGTGTCGGCGGCAGCCGAACGGCCATGCCAGCCCACCAGTTCGCGGTCATTGCCCACGCGCTCCTGCACGTAACGGGAATACCGGTCGCCCATGTCGGGGAACTTGGCCCACGCGTCCATGGTGGCGTAGCGCATGTAGACGTCGGTGTTGGTCTGGGCCAGCTTGTAGCGGTACGCCTTCAGGCCCAGCACGTTGCGGGGCGTGCGCTCCTTGTCGGCGCTGGTGTCCGTGCGGCCCGAAACGGGGCCGGTGGCCGAGCCGAGCAGGGTTTCGCCTTCCAGGTCATCCACGGGGATGGTGTTGATCTTAGGCAGGAAGGTGGACCGCTCCACAATGGCGTCCTGCAGGCGCTGTTCGACAGTGGGCGAAATGGAAAACTGCTGGCGCACGTTGGGCACGCCGTAGGTGGTGGCCATGCGGTCGCACAGGGTGTTGAACTTCTTGCGGGTACTTTCGCGCATGTGGGTTCCTCCCGCCCCTACAGGAGGGGGGCGTTGTCGTCCGCCGGGCCTTCGGTGGGGGGCACCGGCGTGCCGGACTTGGCGGCCTCGAACCGGGCGGCGATGCCTTCCACCTGCGCGCCGAGCTTGGTGATGGCGTCGGTCACTGCCGTGAACTTGGCGTCCATTGCTTCGGCGGGGGCATCCGCCGGGGCCGCAGCCGAGGCGACGGGGGCCGCAGGGGCGGCAGGGGCGGCGGGCTGCGCCTGGTCATTCGGCTTGGCCGTAAAGGCGGCCACGCTGGCCTTGATCTCGGTAACGGTGGTGGCAAGGGCGTCGATCTTGCCCTGCATCTCCGCGTACTGCTGTGCGTCCATGGGCTCCTCGCGTTGGGTGGCGTTGGGGGTGAACAACTGAAAAAGCCGGGCCACCCACGAGGGTTCCCGGTCTTCTGCTTCTGCGGGCAGGACGCATTCCACGTTGGCCAGAAACTGGCTGCCCGGCGTGTTGCGGCGAGCGGCAAACTTCAGTTCGCTGGTGCCCAGCGAGGCGGGGGAATCGGTAATGCCAAGGCCCAGCAGGTAGGCCCGGCCCGTGCCCGCGAAGTTGTCGTCAAGCTCCACGGAAAAGAAGAGCCGCTGCCCGTACTGGTTGCCCATCAGGTAGTTGGCGTTGGGCTGAAGCCGCGCATACAGGCTGACCACGCCGCCCTCTTCTTCCGCCTTCAGCTCCAGCACTTTGCCGTAGTTCTGAAAGCGGAAGTGGTCCGGCCAGATCAGGGCGGTGTAGGTGTCTGGGTTGTACGATTCCGCAGCCTGCAACAGCCACTCGGGGTTCATGATTCTGCCATCAACGGTGGCCCCGGACTGTGCAATCTTGATGAAGTCGGTAGTGAGGGTGGGCTTGCTCATGCGTGGCATGTAGGCACAGCACGCAAGGCAAGGTCAAAGACACGGCGTCCGATTTTGGCAAAATCGGATTTGTGGTGCGTTGGCGGTTGCCGCAACAGTGCTATTGCAGCACGATGGAGACCATTGCAGACGGCGGGAATACGCAGGAAGCCCGGCAGGGCGTGCGCCAGTACCCGGAAGAGATACGGCAGGCCGCGCGGGGCATGTACCTGCGGCGCTACACCGTGGCGGACATATCCGACGCGCTGGGCGTGCCGCGCCGCACCGTCTACCACTGGAGCACGACGGGCGAATGGGACGCCCTGCTCACGCACGAGACGGCGGAAGAAGCCGTTACCCGCCGCCTCACCCTGCTGGCCGAGCGCGACCCCAAGACGCCCGGCGAACTGCGCGAAGTGGAACTGCTGGTTGTCACGCTGGAACGGTTGCAGGCCCTGCGCACCAAAGAGGTGGCCCTGGCGCGCCAGCGTGGACAGGAGCAGGGCAGCGCCCACCCCGGCCCGGCCCACCAGCCGGACGCCGCCCCCGGCGAGTACGGCCCCGACGCCCCTTCCCAGCGCCCCCGCCCTCGTCGGGGCAAGCCCATCAAGAACGACGTCACCGCCCTCACGCCGGAACTGTTCGCGGACAAGTTCCACCGCCGGTACTTCGCCTACCAGCACGCCCTGCGCGCGGCCAAACAGCACCGCAACCGCATGCTGTTGAAGGCCCGGCAGATCGGGGCCACGTGGTACTTCGCGCAGGAGGCCTTCGAAGACGCCTGCCTGACCGGCGACAACCAGCTCTTCCTTTCCGCCACCAAGGCGCAGTCGCAGGTGTTCCGCAACTACATCGTACAGGCCGCGTCCGATGCCTTCGACATCACCCTTTCCGGCAACCCGCTGATACTGCACACCAGCAACGGCAAGGCCGAGCTGCACTTTCTGTCCAACAACTCGCGCAGCGCGCAGAGCTACCACGGCCACGTCTACATCGACGAGTTCTTCTGGATCACCAAGTTCCGCGAGCTGTACAAGGTGGCCACCGGCATGGCCGCGCACAAGAAGTGGCGGCGCACGCTGTTTTCCACGCCATCGGCCATCACCCACGACGCCTACCCGCTGTGGACCGGCGAAGCCTTTCAGAAGCGCTTCGCCAAGCCCCAGCCATGGCCGGACGCCGCCGCCCTGCGCGCCGGGTTCCTGTGCCCGGACACGTACTGGCGCAACATCATCACGCTGGCCGACGCAGAGGCGGGCGGCTGCGACCTGTTCGACGTGGCCCAGCTGCGGCTGGAATACACGCCGGACGAATTCCGCCAGTTGTTCGACTGCGAGTTCATAGACGACACCCAGGGCGTGTTCCGCCTGGCGCTGCTGGAACGCTGCATGACCGACCCGGCGGATTGGCCGGACTACGCCCCCGGCGCGCCCCGCCCGTTGGGCAACCACCCGGTGTGGGGCGGGTACGACCCCAGCCGTTCGCGCGACGACGCATCATTCGTGGTGCTGCAACCGCCCCTGAAGCCGGGCGGGGTGATCCGCTGCGTGGAGCGGCACAAGTGGGTGGGCAAGAGCTACCTGTGGCAGGCGGAACGCATCCGCGAGCTGGCGGACAAATACCGCTTCGCGCATCTGGGCATAGACACCACCGGCCCCGGCATTGGCGTGTACGAGCACGTGCGCCAGTTCTGCCCGGTGGCCGCGCCCATCAACTACGCCGTGGCCAGCAAGGCAGCCCTTGTGCTGAAGGCCCGCGAGGTGATCGAGGAGCAGCGGCTGGAATGGGACGCTGCGGAAACGGACATCGCCCACGCCTTTCTGACCATTCGGCAGACCACCACCGACAAGGGACAGATTACCTACGCCGCCGGGCGCACGCCCACCACCGGGCATGCCGACGTGGCGTGGGCCATCATGCACGCGCTGGCGGCGGAACCGCTGGCGCGCCAGACCGGGCACGGGGGCTGCACCGTGGTTATCGGCGCATAGCGCAAACAGGAGGGATACATGGCCAGGGCCAGAACGAGAAAGCACGCCAGCACCACCCGGCCCGCGCCGGGGGCCGACGCCGGGGCGATCATCAACGATGCCCTGCGCGGGGTGCAGGCCTTTACCTTTGGCGACCCGGAACCGGCGCTGGCCGGGGCGGTGTACGACCACCTTGGGGTGTGGCTGCTGGACAACGGCAGCTACTACCAGCCGCCGGTGCCCCTGCGCGGACTGGCCCGGCTGCTGCGGGCCAACGCCTACCACGGCCCCCTGCTGGAATTCAAAACCAACGTGGTGCTGCGCGGCTTTGTGCCCACGGCGGCGCTGCCCCGGCGGGCCATGCACGCCATGACCACCGACTACCTGGTGTTCGCCAACGGGTACCTGCAGAAGATCCGCAACTGGTATGGCGAGGTGGTGCAGCTGCGCCACCTGCCCGCCATCAACATGCGCCGCATGAAGGAGGAGGACTGCTACGGCCTGCTGACCCTGACCGGGCAGATCCACCGCTTTGCCCCCGGCGAGGTGGTGCATATCCGCAACTACGATGTCAGCCAGACCATATACGGCCTGCCATCGTACCTGGGGGCCATCCAGTCCATGCTGCTGAACGAGGACGCCACCCTGTTCCGCCGCCGGTACTACCGCAACGGCGCGCACATGGGCTACGTGTTCTATTCTTCTTCCAGCTCGCTGGAGGCGGACGACCGCGACCGCATTCGCGCCGCCATAGAGGGTAGCAAGGGCATAGGCAACTTTCGCAACATGTTCCTGCACATACCCAACGGGCGCGAGAAGGACGTGCAGATACTGCCGGTGGGCGACTTCAGCACGCGGGACGAGCTGGAGAAGATCAAGAACATCAGCCGCGACGACATTATCGCCGCGCACCGCATACCCCCGGCCATGGCCAGCATTATCCCCAACAACACCGGCGGCTTTGGCGACATAACCAAGATAGACGCGGTGTACGAGAAGAACGAGATAACCCCGGTGCGCGAGCTGCTGCTGGAAGTGAACGAGCACCTGCCGCCCGCCGCCCGCGTGGGCTTTGCCCCGCAAACGGAAAACCCGCCGGTGGCCTGACCACCGGCGGGCGAAACGCATAGGACTTGCTGCCCGATTGACAGCAACGCCCCCTTGTCATTGTGTTTGTGCAGGAGGATGAACACCATGCGCATTATCTGCGACAAGTGCCACGGCAAGGCCCGCATTACCACCCGCCGGGAGATAACCCCCCGCTTCACCAAGCTGTACTGCGTGTGCAACAACGCCGAATGCGGTCACAGCTTCGTCATGCACCTGGAGTTTGCGCACACGCTGTCACCGTCGGGATTAAAGCACAGCAGTATGGCACATCATGCGGTGATTCTGAACGCCCATAGAGCATAAACAGTCATGCTATCCGGCTACTCCGCTCCAAAATTCATGAGCGTGCCACTCATGCGGAAACTTCATGTACATATGGACATCAAGCGGCCACTCCGACAACTGCTCATAGAGACGCTGCGGCCACGTAGAATGGTGCGTAAACCTCTTCAATACCGCATTTATCATTGCAAAATTAGCATACGGTGTACCCAGAATTATTCCGTCATGCGTATATTCATGAACATTTTTTGCTTTCGGCGGAAACTGATGATTCCAAAACCGACAATGATGAGCGAGACAATTCCGGATAAGTGTCAGCGCGTGGACCCACGATGCAAAATGCTTATGATCGAAAGAAAACTGTGAAGCAATCCGCTTCTGATATTCCACCTTTCGAATCCCATCATATACCTTCGACCATGCTCCCATGGGAAGAACTTCAATAATCATCCATGACGGCGGCAAATCCGGCGAATTATACGTTGCAAAGTAGTGCTTACACGATGAATTTCTACGACCTGGAGCCCTTGCCCCCGTACAATACTCAACATTCCCAATGAATTCTTCAAATTTTGTCTTGCCGCCGTGAGGACGGAACTCGAGAAAATCGTCCGTAAAATTGCCCGAATCCATGTACCAATGTGGTCCACAGCGAGAAGACATCACATTTGAGATCGCCGTCCTGACAGCGACCTCAATGCGTTCCATGGCATCAAGAGCAAGGAGGCGGAGCTTTCTGTCTGCGATGTACAAGTCCAACACGTCATCAAAGGCGACGCCAGGAGCAAAGACATCTTTCGGGCTTTGGTAGGGGGAAAAATACGCAGAGAGACGGTAGTAGCCTATGGTCCGAAGATAGCGGGCAGCCCTATCCTCATCATCAATTTGCAGCCCCCGCACACGCAACAAATCAAGCTGCTCTTCTAAAGAAATCGCCCGCTTTTCAAAATGTCGCATATTTTCACCAGATAAAAAAATAACCTACCGCCCCCGCAAACGCGAATTACCCATGTTTCCATGAGGGGCAGTAGGTATTATTCAATGGTGTGGAGAAAACCTACGCATCCGACAAAAACCTGTCAAGACCTTTTTCAAAAACCGTGGTTTCTCTTTGAGTTGAGAAAATTATCCAAGCAATCCTTGCGCGTCAATACATATTCACACGGCAATACGCCCCCGACATCAACCGATGCCGGGGGCGTTTCGTTATGGGGTGATCTTCAGGGGCGGGCTAGGAGGGGCGACCGCAGGCCCACGGCGGGCCGTCGCCCTGCCCGGCCCCTGTTCCGCCGCGCGCGGGGGCGCTGGCGGCTGCGCAGGGGGTGTCGTCCAGTGCCTCTCCGCAGTGTTGCAGATCTTCGCCCAGCAGGGCCAGAATCAGCGCGAGGCCGCCGTGTTCTTCCGGCAGGCGGGCGGCGATGGTGCGCAGCGCCGCCGCGTGGCTGTAGATGCGTCCGATGGGGTCAACGTCCATGGTGTGTCTCCTCCTGCACGAGGGCGGCATGCATGCGCGCCACATCGCCCGACAGCCAGGCAAGCTGGCGTTGGAGGTTCTGCAACACACTGGCGGACTGGTGGCGGCGCTGCTGGCTGTGCAGCACGCGGCGAAGGCCCGACGCCGCGCCCGACACCTCTGCTTGCAGATCCACGAGATCGTGTTGCAGGCGGTCCAGCCCGGAGACGACGGCAAAGGCGTCCTTGTAGCGTGGGTTCCTGTGGGTGGTCATGCTGCCGCCTCCACAGGGGTTGAGGTTTCAGGACGCGCGGATGCCGTGGTCCCCCTGTGGCCGGTTTGCGCGAACGGCGAACCTACATCAGGCAATGCGTCTTGGGCAACGGACGGCGCAAGACTGGCTGCGGCTTCGGCCACCGCCTCGCACGCGGAGACGGAAAGCCGGGCCGCCTGCTGCGAAAGCGCCGCCGCGCGATGGGCCAGCCAGTCCACGGCCAGGCGCTCCGGCCCGGACAGAAAGGCCACGTGCGCGCCCACGGAACGCGACAGCCCCAACAGGCGCAGGGACACCACCTGCAACGCCAAGGGGACCAGCGCGGGCGCTCCGGACGGATCGCCGGACAGGTTGCCGGGCAGGCCGCCGGTGGGGTCGCCATCGGGGCCACCGTCCAGATCGGGCAGCGATTCGTGCAGCAGCTCGTCCAGTTCGGCAAGGTCGCCCTGGGCGGCGCACAAGGCAGGACGCACGGAAAGGTGGACGCATTCGGCGGGCAACGCGAACTGGGCACCCAGTTCGGCCACGGCCTCGGCCAGCAGGTGGCCGCGCTCTACGATGAACGCGGACAAGATGGGGGTGGGGGTCATGTGAGGCTCCTTGGATTGTACGATTGGCAGCCTCTTACGAGAAAGCTGCCGGGAGCTCGTAACCGTCCAAGGGCGGCTGGCGTATTCCCCCGAAGGGTATTGTATTAGCCAACTCCCGACAGAATATCGCGTGGGATGGGTGCACCACTCCTAATGGCAGCGCGGACCATGCGCAAGACGCATGGCCACCGCCGGACGGAGGGCGCAAAAAAACCACGGCTGACGGGCGTGATGGCCGCCTTGGAGACAAGGTGTTACGAGCACCTGCGGACAGATTGACCTATAGGGGGCAGAGGTGTCAAGAGATGGCAAACCACCACCGCCGACAAAGGAACAACCATAATGACTCCTACCGAAGCTGAGTCTCGCGGCATAGAATTCCAAACTCAATTACAAGCGTTTATCCGTGATGTGCCAGAAAGCCTTAAAAACGACGACTTGACACTGACTATTGCTACGTGGGCAAATAATTTTGACAGCAATTATACAAATGACTTCAGCGTCGAACAAATTTCAATTTATTCTGTATATCCAAATCTTGCAGACGAAAAGCTAGATATATTTTTCTATACATTCAAAACACGAAAATACACCAAAGAAAATCTTGCAATAATATATATATACTGCGCTCAAATAACAAAAATAAAATCACTTACCAGTGGAACACTGAGCATTGGAGAACTTAACGAAGCTGCATTCATATGGGCAGGACTCAACCTCAGCACCCTTCTCCCAATACACTACAGAAATGTATACCTCGAATCAATAACAAACATCACAGCACGATATACAGAATACAAAATCAGTACAGCAAAAAAAGACTTGGAGAACATTGAAAGCTCAATTCGTACAGCAGAAGACTCTCTTAAAAACTCTGCAGCAGAAAAAATACAAGCATTTAACAACGCAATAGAAAATCTAGACGAACTATACGAGCGTGTAGAAGTTGCAAAATCCCAGGGCACGTTCAACCTCCTCAACTCCGGCTTTATTCGGCAAATGAATGCGAAAAAGAAATCACGCATCATCACACTCACGTTGTCTCTCATAATAGCCCTTGCGATAATCGCAGTCCCCGCAATCAAACTCTATCTATCAACAACAACACCCCAGACGGAACACACACAGCAAGCGACCGCCACCAGCAACGACTCCGCGCCAAGCGCCGCAATAAATTTCTTAATCAACAACTCAAACACAACAATACCCCTAATACTCACCATATCGATAGAAATAATACTAATATATTATTTCAGAATATGCATGATGCACTACAACAGAATATCATCAGAACTCGGACAATACGACTCGAGAACAGCAATTTGCGAGTTCATACCATACTATATAGAACTTATGAAAACAAACAAAAGAGACATCAACGCCGGACTTGCTTCATTTGAAGAGCACGTAATGAGCAAAATTGATCCAAACCCAATGAGCGTCCCCACCACGCTTGAATGCACCATCCCGATAAAAACGCAAGGGAAGGACTAAACAAAAACACGGCCCGCACCTCTCACGAGATGCGGGCCGCTTCATTTGTTCTCAGACAACCAGACTAGACTTCCTCATCCTTCCCGCGCCCGACTTCCAGCGTGCCAGACACCTTCACCCGCCTGCGGGAATCCTGCCTGCCGTAGTCGATTACAAACTGGTAGTACTCCCGATAGATGCCGGAAATAGCCGCCGGAACACCGAGCGACAAGACAAAAGCAGAGGCAGCAAGGCTCACGGCAATCCGCCTGGCCACGTGCTCACAGCCAACAAACAGGGCAAAGCATAACGCGCCTACGACCAATATCTGCACATAGCTCAACACGGTCAACCGCGTCACTTTCTGCCCGAATGTCTTCTGATACTCCTGCAACACCTTCCACTCCCCCCTTGGAAGCAGAGAAGTAGAGTTGCCCACAAGAGTCAACGCCGCCACAAGCACACCTGACGAGATCGAGAAATAGGTGATCAACCCCATCAAGGCGTCGTCAGAGGCTTTAGCGAAGAACCAGAACGCCGTCGCACCGGCCCCTATCGCAGCGGCCACCAGCAGCACCCTGCTCCAAACCTGCTTATCCATCTACCATTCCATCTTCTCGCAACTTTTGAAGCATTTTTTCAAGACTCGCCCATGCTTCCGTTCTGAACACGCTCTTTCCGTTCTTATCCATGCGGGCTGAATGCTTTATCGATATGTCACGCGACGTTATGCGCGTCCCTGACTTTGTGACAATATAGAAAAACTCCTCTTCATCATCTTCTATGACATATTGCCCGAATTTTTCGAGTAACGCAAGGCGATCATCATCATCGCCAACCCGCCCTTCAATCCTCACACTAAGCCCAACATTCATGTTTGAACTAGACAATGCTTCGCTAAGCTTCCTATCTTTACCAGATATTGCAGCAAAGAACTGGCCAATACTTCCGCCAATACTTGCACCTTGCCCCCCAGTAAGCGCATGGGTGAGGTCTGCTCTATTGGCCGCCGCATTAATTCCAACTTCTTTCACACCCTCGGCGATCATCTGAAGGGCAAGCTCCTTGGCCGCAGGCTTGATCTCATAATAGGGGACCTCAACACCCTCCGCATCAAAGACCGCATCAAGATACCGCTTGAGCGACATGTCTCTCAACCCTGTCGCGCAAAAGAGGACATCATCCCCGGAAATCAGCGCGTGGATATCCCCTTCAGCAAACTCAGTACCGTCCGGCGCATCCGTTGTCTGCAGGTCGGCCTCTCGCACCTTCCCATTCGTAGGAACCGTCGAGGCCTGGTCGCCTTCTATGTACGTCGAAACATGCAGAAAGCACCCAATGTGATCCTTCACGGCATAGGCAGACCCCTGATAATTTCTCCCCTGGACTTCAACCGTACGGTCATCGACAGTTTCAAGGTTTTTGAATGCTGCCCCCACATAGGCTTCCAATTTCTTGGGTCGGGGGCCGTTTTTGGAAAAAACCGCGCGACGATAGTGAAGCGTCTTGTAAACCCTGTCAGCCACAGTAAACTCCTCCGCTGAATGTGTAATCAAGTTTTACATCGACAACACCTATATTCACACGCTGTAGGACTAACTGCCCTAATCAAGCTACCGTTTCAAGGGGCGCGCCTTCTAAAAGCCAAGCGGCCCGCACCTCTCACGAGATGCGGGCCGCTTCATTTCCTACCCTTGCCCTGCCGTTACCGCTCAGGCTGCCGCGCGTTCGCTCCGCCCAGCTGCCTGCAACGCGGTTTCCGCAATGAAGGCCGATCGGCTCATGCCGCGCGCGCGGGCCAGACGGTCCAGTTCCTCCAGGGCAAACTTGGGCAGGCTGATGTTGATGCGCACCGGCGTGCGGTCCACGGCGGGGGCGTGGATCAGCTGAAGCAACTGGGGCCGGTCCGGGTCCACGCCCGGCTCCGCGCGCAGCGCCCGCGCCTGCTCCTGCACCTGCTCGTAGGTGGACGAGGCCGGAAGATCGCGCCGTTCGGCGGCGTACTCGCCCAGCGAATCGGCCAGCACGTCGCGGGCGTTCACCATGCATTCTTCCAGCGTATCCCCCTGCGACAGCGCCTCGGGGATATCCGGAAAGGTGATGACATACCCGCCTTCGCGGGCAGGCGTGAAAATGGCGAAGTAATGCATATCTGCTCCGGGTGGGGGAAGGTGCCCCCTCCCCCCGTTTCGTTAAAACTTCACTCCGGTCTGCTTCTCGATGAGGGCGGCCAACATCTCCTTGATCTCGTTGTGCCTCGGAATCGCCGCCCTGTACCGCCCGTCCCTGTCGTATGCCTTGGTGTGGTTGCCCCCCTCCTTGAAGGTGAAGCCCGCTTTCTCCAAGATCTTCAGGATGCGTGATCGCTTCATGCGCACCTCGTGCATTTTATCTACACACTTTTCTACACACAGTCAATCGCGTGTGTGTATTTGTGTGTATCCCTCCCCATCCGGAGCCGCGCACCCACCTTCACCCCGTGGCCGGGCGCGATATGATCGGCCCCATGATCCGCGACGACTCGAAACTCTTCGCCCCCCTCTCCTGGCTGCTGACCAATGGGTGCAAGCCAGAGATCCTGCGCGACGCGGATGGCCGCCCGCGCCGCCTGCTGCTGCACCACGACCGGCGCGGCGCGCCAGCGCCCGAACGCGTGGCCCGCGCCACCATGATAGCCGAACGGTTCAAGCACCTGATCCTGCTGCAACTGGACGTGAAAAAAGGCGAGCGCCCGCGCTCCGTGCGCTGGCTGCTCGCCCATGGCCTGGTTGAACTGAAGGGGGGCCGGTACAGAAGGCCGAGGTAGGCGCCCCCCCATCCGACACCAAGCCGCCGGACGCCGCCAACATACCGTATTGCCAACAACAACCCGCTCTTATATCTTCTTCGATACCCAACACAGGAGGATCTACGATATGGGCTGCTGCAAGTGCGAACAATACAAATGGCCACATCCCCTTGACGCCACAATCACCGATCGCGATGGTCATAGATACTGCTTACTCCACGCACCAGCACCTTTAAAAACAAATCGCGACAAGGAAATACAGACGCTAATACGAAACATAATACTGAATAAGACCAGCAATAAGCGACCCACATCGCCATCACAAAATACGCCTGTAAAGCTTACAGGTATAATTATACCATGCCATATTGATCTATCCGGTCTAAATATACCTGAGATTGATTTTTCGAATTCAAAATTTTTAGGATATTTTAAAATAAAAAATGCCACATTCCTAGGCACTGCAAGATTCATAAACTGCAAATTTTTCAAAAACGCAAACTTTGTAAAAGCAACGTTTAGCAACAAAACATATTTTGAATCAACATCATTTTATTCTCTTGTAAGCTTTGACAAAGCAATTTTTATCGAAAGAGCATCTTTTGAAGACATACATTTCTTCAAAACAACAAAATTTAATTATTCAACATTTAATACTTACTCAAGTTTTTCAAAAATTAAGTTTCACTCAACATCTGAATTCAATAACAGCACATTTGAACGCGGAATAAGCTTTTCAAATATCACATTTGAAAGCGATGCACATTTCATTTTTTCCACAATAGGACTCGATACAGACTCATATTCCATTTTTAACAATATAAAATCAGACACCAATACTGCGATTGCAATATCAAAATCACACATATATTCATCTATAAAATTTGTATCACTAAAAACAGAAGGAAAAATGTCATTCGATAACACCGTATTTCATTCAAGATCGTCGTTTGTAGAATCTGACATGGGAAACGCTTCTTTTAGACACTGTCATTTTTTAACGCCACCAACTTTTGAAAAAGTTGATTTCAGAAGGACAGAATTACTTGGCGCGCCGGTAGAAAACTTTCGCATTATGGCTTGCACATGGCCACTTTCGAACGGAAGATCGATTACTTATGACGCACGAAAGGCGAATGGACATGGTTTTTTTGACATTGAAAATGTTAGAGCAGCATCTGAATTTCCAAAAAAACAAAGCGAATTACAAGCACCCAAAGCAAAACACCTTGAGGACCTATATCGCAGACTAAAAAAGGCCGCCCGCGAAGAGATGGATGAACCGTTAGCATCTGATTTTCACTACGCTGAAAAAGAAATGCAACGCTTTAGGAGTAAGAATCAGTTCCACAATAGAATTGAAAGTAGACATTGGCCCGAGCGCCCACTATCTGCCACTGAAGAATTTCGCGGTGGCGCCCTTTGGATAGCACTTTCTATTTATAAATTGATAAGCGGTTATGGAGAGGACCCCAAACGAGCACTCATAATTCTTCTTCTTTTCATACTTAGTCCATATTTCGTTTTGCACATTCTACACACATGGTACCCAGAACTATTTGCCGATCTAGCTTTATCTTCCGACGTGCTACTTACACAATGGTTGAGCTTTATCCCCCTTGCAAAGATTCCAGAACAAAACACCACCAGCCCCCTAGCTCGCTGGATGATGTTATTTTTCCAAGTCACTATCACTCTACAAGCGGCACTGTTTGGCTTTGCACTTCGGAATAGATTCAGACGGTAGCGACTGTGCGCCCTTATCACAAAGCTATCTGTTTGCATGCAAGTCATGCAAACAGATAGCTCTCCCCCCTACTTTCTGCCCGGTGTGTGCGGTGTGAGCCCCCTCATATTCTATCGCAACACATTGCCATCAAAACACTTTTCCTCACACCTCGCCGCTTTTGCTCATCTGGCGAAACACGGGATTTCAGCATGTTAGCACACACCCGCTGCGGTGTGAGGCGGAGATATGCAGCGGTGTGGACATCACCGTTTTGGGCAAATCGAGGTGTGGATTGCGGTCAGGACATTTAATTTTATTTTTTACATAGTTATACATAAAAAATGAATTTCATCACCGCTCACACCACTTGCGACGAGGCCTTGCGTTTGGAAAACGCCTTTTCGCGCGCGGCGCGCACGCATGCGCGTGTAACGCGCGCATATACATGATTACAGCCTGTTAAACAAAAACCCCGCCACCCATCGGGGTAGCGGGGCCTTGTGGCGGTGTGCGGACCAGGATCAGCCATCTGCCAAGGCAGGGGCAACGCCCCCCCGCTCGAACACCCAGCACTTGTACGCCTTGCCGGGGCGACGGGAATGAACGCAGCGGTTCGCCGCCACCAGCACATGGCGCTGGCTTGCCCGCAGGGCCTCCTTCAGTTCGGCGCTGTCAAAGCCGGGGCCGCCATGCTCGGCGGAAAGCCGCAAGAACTGGTTCAGGTTGACAGCGATGCGCGCCGGGGTGCGTGAATGATCCAGCCCGCCCACGCGCTGTTGCAGCCGGTCGAATTCCCGCCAGAACACCTTGGCCAGCTCCGGTTCCTCCGTCTTCACGCCCACGGCACGCATGTACGCGCCCGCAGCAGCAGCCCCCACGCGCGCCCCTTTCTCCAGCAGCACGGCGTTCATGCGCAGCACGTATTCCCCTGCGGCATGCACGCGCGCCGGGTTATCCGCGTCTTCTCCCTCCAGCCCGAACATGGTTTCCGTCTGGCAGCGCAGCGCATCTTCCGGCACGCCGGAAAGCATGTTCCAGATGGCCAGCAGGCGGTGCAGTCGGTCACGCCCGATGGTGTACAGGGCCATTCCTTGGTCGGCTTCGGTAAGACGGGTTTCCATCTCAATCTTCCTCCAGGGTGGGCAGTTTGGCGACGTGGAACAGCCAGCACTTCACGGTCTTCTTCTCGTGCTGCGAATGCACGCTGCGGTTGGCGGCAATGAAGCGCCGGGCATTCCCGGCTGGCAGCAGCTTTTTCAGCGCGCCTATGTCGGGGGTGGGCTGGCCGCAGTTGCGGCACGCCTCCAGAAACTGGTTGAAGTTCACGGCAATGACGCCGTCACGCCGGTCGTGGTTCAGCGGGTCCAACCGCGAGGTGGTTTTGGTCAGCTGGATGGACAGGTAGTCATAGGTATCCCAGAACTGCTCCACCAGCGGGTGGTCCGCAGCCAGGCGTTGCTCCCGCGCCTTGGCCCGCAGGAACAGGTATTCGGTCAGGCCTTCGCGCAGGTAGTCCGACATGGTGGGAAACAGCACCTTCAGGGCGTGGCCGCACGCGGCAATTTGCGCATGGTTCTTGATGATGCGCTCGTTCTTCAGGGCGCCGCTGTCGGTGTAGCGGGCCTCTATGCTGTCGAAGGCCGCCGCGTAGGCGTCCAGAATCTCGCGTTCGCGCGACAGGGCCACGCCCAGAAAGCCGCCCACGTCCGCCGCCGTCTGCCGCTCGAACCACCGGGCCACGTCACGCGTGCCGGTCTTGTGGTGCTTCTTGTCGGCGTGGCAATGCACGATGCGCTGCAGCAGCGCCTCCGACCCGTCCACCTCGGCATTCTGGCTGATGACCAGCGATGCCTGGAACAGATGCTCCTCCACATCGTTGGAGCGCCGGGCCACGCCCAGCGTGCCGGTGCCGCGCCCGTTGTAGAAGGGCTTCACCTCGTCAAAGCCGAATTGCCGCTGCTTGGCGTCCTTGTCGCCGTTGTCGCGGTCCGATTCGATGATGACCACCGGCAGGTTGCTCACCTGCGAAAAGGCGCGCCGCCGCCCGGCGGGGGTGGCCTTCAGCAGGTCGAAGCCTTCGTAGTCGTCTCGGCCCACGCACTTCCACAGAAACTCCAGGATGGTGGACTTGCCCGCGCCCGGCTCGCCGGTCAGTTCCAGGAAGGGGAAGGTCTTGTGCCGCGCGCGGATCTGCTGCACGAACAGCGACCCCAGCCAGTAGGCCAGCGTGGCCAGCCCCTGCCAGTGGAAGGCCTTTGCGTAGTTGTCCAGCCAGTCCGGCGTGAAGCGGCCATCGGTGCGGATGTACACGCCGTTCAGCATGGACTTCACGCCACGCCGGTTCACTTCGAAGTAGCCGTGCTTGTTCACGGCCAGCTTGCGGCCCTTGCTCCATGCGTGCTCCTGAAAGATCCACGCGTCGGATTCGCGGTCATAGCCCACGAAGGGCAGCGCGCTCACGGTGGTCATGCGGTTGTTCAGCCAGCGGTCGCGCAGAATCTTCAGCTGCCGGGCGTCACCGTCAAAGGTGCCCCCGCGCGACCGGTTCAGCATGGCCTTGTGGAAGGCGTCCGGGCTGGTGATGGCGGTGCCTTCCAGCGCGATCAGGTCGTCGGCCTGGCCGTTGGCGTAGGAGATGCCGAACACGTAGCGCTGCTCGTCCACCAGGGCGTCGCGCTCCATGTACAGGAACTTGGGCAGCACGTTGGATATCTGGTCGATGCCGCAGTGCATGGCGAACAGGTCGCGCCCGGTGGGGGAATCGAGCACGGCGTCTATGGGATTGGGGGGGCTTGGCGGGTTGGGGGACGTGGGCACGGGCGTGGACTCCGGGGCGTCGACGCCCTGCCCTGCCCCCTCTACCGTGCTGGCCGGGGCGGTGCCCCCCGCGCTGGCCGGGGCGGTGGTCGGCACCTTGCCCGTGCGCTTGGCCTCCTGTTCCTGCGCCACCCACTGCCCTGCCGCCTCGCCCAGTCCCTTCTCGAAGTCCGCGCCCAGCTTGATGGAGTACAGCGCGTTCTCGAAGTCCATGATGAAGATCATGCGCCGGTTGCGGGTGTAGTAGATGTACGCCTTCTCCTGCACCGTCTCGGCCATAAACAGCCGCCCGTAGTACAGGCGGTCGCGGATGAAGGCGTCGTCTATGCGCCCGGCCCGGTACAGGTCGTCCCAGTCGCGGCCATCGGGCAGCATGCACACAAGGGCCAACTCGCCCATGGCCTTGAGCGTCTTGTGGTGCGTCTTGCACCACTTGGACCCGGCCTTGTCCGAATCCATGGCCAGCACCCAGCGGATGTGCCGCCCCTTGTGGGCCTGAATGAACGCCGCCGGAAAGTGGTTGCACGAAAAGCAGGCCGCCGCCTTGTGGCCGGAAAGGGCCAGCGCGATGGCGTGAAAGATGCCCTCCACCAGCCACACCCGGTCGCCGTCGTTTATCTGCTGCCCCGGCGGGGTCCACACGTCGCCCTGAAACAGCGTGCCGTCGTCCTTGCGCTTGCCGCCGAAGTGGGCCTTCTGGCCGTCCTTCTTGGTGCGGCCTATCAGCCGGTCCCACCAGCGGGTGCGCCCATCGTCCAGGTAAAAGCGCACCGTGGGCACGTAGTCCGTGGTGCCCGGCACGGGCCATGCCGCCTGCTCGTACCAGCCCCGAATGCGCGAAAGGTCGAAGCCGCGATCAAGGCCAAGGTAGGCATCCGCCGTGGCCTGCCGGTTTTCTTCCGTGGGCGGGTAACGCCGCGCGAAGTCCTCGAACAGGTCGGGCAGCGCCTCGCGCGTGGGTTCCTCGAACCCGCACTTGTTCAGCCGTTCGCAGCGCAGCATCCACGGCTTCTGCTTGCCCACGTACAGGGTGCGCTTGCCGCAGCTGGGGCATACGCCCCGTCGCAGGTAGTTGGTCTCTTCCTTGAAGTCGAAGCGGTGATCCGCCAGCAGCGCGCGGACGATCTCCGCCGTGCGAATGCCGTTATCCATCGCGGCCTTCCCCCTTCGCCTCCTCATTTCGGGGGCAGCTTGAGCAGTGCGTCCGGTAGATCCACAGCATGGTCCCCCGCGAGCCCCGGTAGCGGGGGCATGGCCGCAGGTGCGGGCGCGCCACGGCGGCCTGTTTCAGGGCCTCCACGGTGGCGCAGCCCGCTTCCTGCGGGGTTCTGGGGCAGCAGGGGCTAGGCATCGGCCATGCGCTCCATCTGGCGCAGGTCGCCCACAAGAGCCATGCCGCGCTCCAGCACGTCGGCCAGTTCCTTCAACAGGCGGCGCAACTCGATTGCTTGCAGCCGGTCATCGGACGCGGCACGGCAGGCTTCCTCCGCCACGTGGCCAACCTCCGTGAACAGGTCGGCCACGCGCAGCAGCAGAGAGGCGCAGTCGAGAGTGGCGTGGGGTTCGGCCTGGCCGTCGGGGGTGGCCTTGGCCAGCAGCCAGTGCACCACCGTCAGGTTTCCCACCGCGATGCAGAATTGGGGCAGGTCAGGGAACGAGGGGAAGTACTTCTCGGCGGAGAACACCCGCCGCGCCTGCGGCATGGACCAGCCCATGCGCTTGGCGATTTCGGGAAGGGGCAGGCCGCTCTGCTCCACGGCCAGCTTGAAGGCGTCCACGGCGTCCAGGTGAAGCAGGGGGTGATGCAGCGGGTGATGCAGGGGGCGGGCGTCATGCGCTTGCATTGTGGCGCCTCCCCAGTTTGGACACCGACGTGGCACGCGGCGCGGGTTTGGGGCTAGGGGTTTCCGAAGAGGACATGGCCTCCCATGCCGAGCGCAGGTCATCGTCCGTGACTGCGCCCGCCGCGCGGAGCTGCGACAACAGCTCGCGCAGGACGTACAGCTTACCGGCCAGCACGATGATGCGCCGGGTTGGGGTGTTGGAGGCGCGCCGGGTGCGGCGCAGGCAGCGCGGGATCAGCCCGAGAGCTCGGGCCGTGGCGGAGTAGTTCCCATGCCGCCGGACCATACGACTGAGGAGAAGTTCGGTTGCTTTCATGTCTGACGACATAGGATTTTAAATCCTATTGAGTCAAGATATTTTCCCCTCTGTCGATAGGATGAAATGTCCTGTATGAAATGCGGATGGAAAACTCAATGGCTTTTGAACGCGCGCTGGTCGCGCTGGTCGCGGAAAGGGTCGAAAACTCGGACCTGTCGCATTCCGAGTTTGGCCGGCGCATCTTCGGTGAAGAGTCTGGTTCCCGCCTGTGGCGCAGCTGCCGGGAAGCCACGCGTCCCCGGCGCATCCTGCTTGCCGAGGCACACCGGATGGCGGAACTTCTTGGCATGGATTTCCCCACCATGATCTGGCAGCTCACCCAGGAAGCGAAGGCGCGCGGGTTAATTTAGGACTACACATCCTAATTTTTCTTGATATAGCGGATTTCATATCCTAGCATCGCACCTCCAAGGAGGTGCCTATGCCATCATATGTGTTTTCTCCCCCCGCAGTCCGCCCCCTTGGCGGCGAACTGCTCGCCCGGAACATCATCGTCACGGCGGTAATGCCCGCCGCAATCGTCTCGGCCAACGCGCCGGTACAGCACGACCGGCAGCGCGCCCAGTTGGCGCGCCGCGCATGACGGAGGCCCCATGCCCGCCGACATGCCACCCGGCTACCTCAACACCAAACAGGCCGCCGCGTACCTGGGCTACAGCGTGAAGCGCTTCAGCATCTATGCCCGCGAGGGTTCCATCCCGCGCCGTGGCCCTCGGCTGAACCGATTCCGCATCGTCGATCTGGACGCCTTCATGGAAAACCCGCGCGTGTTCATGTCGCAAACGCCCACGCCCCGCCCCCGCACGCGCGAAGGATTCACGCCCATCCGGATATGAGCGTCCACAAGAAACCCAACGGCACGTGGTTCGTGCAGTACCGTATTCCCGGCGAGCGTACACCTCGCCGGGAATACTTTCCCAAGGGGCCGCTGGGCGAACGCCAGGCGCGCATCCGCGATGCCGAGATCAAACTGGACAAGACGCGCGGGCAAGAGCCTGTCGCCACCCCCGGAAAGACCTACCTGGACACCGTGGCGCAGATCTACGCGCTGGAGCGCAAGACGCGCGGTGCCTCGCAACGGTGGTTGCACGACTTCGCGCTGCTCATGAACAACTACGTCCTGCCAGGGCTGACGCACGCCCCGCTGGACGCCATCACATACGCGGACGTGATTGCCTTCGTGGACAAGACGTGGGGGCACCGCAAACTGGCCACCCGGCAACGCTACCTGGGCTATCTGAAGGCGCTGTTCCGCTTTGCGGTCGAGCACGGCCACACGACCAACAACCCGCTGGCCAAATGGCGCAAGACCAAGGAACCACGCCGCGACATGCGCCTGACGCTGCCGGACCTCGGCAAGATCGTGAAGCACGCAGCGCCGCACCTTCAGTGGGCCATCGAAATAGAATGGGAGTTGGGCACGCGGCCCGGTGTAACGGAGCTGTTCGCCATCCGCTGGGCCGACGTGGACTTCGAGCAGTGCCGCGTCCACGTGAAGGGAACCAAGACCCACGACGCAGACCGGCTGGTACCCATCACGCCGCAATTCCGCGACAGGCTGCTACAGATGCGGGCGGAACGGAAAGGCGAGTACCTGATCGAATACAAGGGCCACGCCATCACCAGAGTGAACAAGGGGCTGGCGCGGGCGGCACAGCGCGCGGGCATCCCCTACCCGGTGCGCATGTACGACATCCGCCACCTGTTCGCCTCCACCATGCTGGCCAACGGGGCCGACCTGGCGGCGGTGTCCAAGATCCTGGGGCACTCGAACATCACCACCACGCAAAAGCACTACTACCACGTGCTCAAAGGTGAAATGAATCGGGCCATCCGCACCCGGCCCCCGATTTCCACGTCTGAGTAG